AATCGGGCCCCGTAGCAACGCTGCCACTCCGGGAAGGACGAAGTCACTTGCGGCCTGAAGACCTAAGCTTAAGAAAAAGTTCTGATACGCCCCCTCTCCCCCCGCTGCGAGCAACTTCGTCGCCGTATCCGTGTAGAGCCCAGGGTTGTTCTGAATGAGAGCGAGAGCGTTCTCTCGAGCTATATTCCCCACTGCTCCGACCATCGTATTCGACACGGCCGGAATGATGAGCTTAGCTGTATTGAGCGCAAGTCTCGAGGTAAGATTCACGCCTCGTACTACCCCCATAAGACCTTCAGTAACTGCGCTTCCCGGTGCTCCGAGCAACGCCGCGAAGTCTCCCAGTTGTCCAACGAAAGCGCCTGCGCTTGCTTGGCTTCGAACCGACTTAAACGTAGAATCGTTCGCGCCGATGTCATTGAAATACGCTTGGAGCTTGGCAGCATCGCTCCCGTCCATGAGCGATCTGGATTCTTTCGTCGTAAGATCGGTGCCTCCAATAGGAACGCCTACCGCTCCAGACACTTTCGCAGCGAGATTGACAATCAAACTATTTCGACTCGTAGCATTCCACCCCGAAAGCTCTGCAATCTTTTGAGCTGAATCCATGTCTCCGTGGTGGGCATAACGAACCGTATCGTTTAAGTACCCTTCAAGCGTCTTATTCTGCAACGCAGGCACTCGCCGAGCTATGCTTTCCGTTGCAGCCTGCTTTTGCTCCGGAGATAGATTCGCATAATCCGGGTCTTGGGGCAGGATCGCCGCAGTAACATTGGTTCTAACGGCCGCTTGGTCTTGATAGTTAAGCTTCATAAACTCAGGGTCGCTCGACATCTGAGCGAACTTGGACTCAAGAATATCTACCGGGTTCATAGATTAGTTCCCACCATACTTCTTGGTCAAGGCGTCCACCGCGGCGTTGCCCGATGGCACCGCACTTCCTTGACCACCAGGAAGAGCACCACTCGCGGCAGCTTGCCCAACGTCTGGAGCTGCCGCTGCTGGCTTAATGATTTGAGGATTGGTCGTCCCAACAGGAGGAGTCCCTGAGAATGGGACAGGAACATCGAACGCAGGAACTGTCTCAGGTAGGAACGAAGCACCTAAAAGATGCTTCGCGGTCACCGTGCTATAGGCGACTCCGTAGTCTTCGCCTAGGACTGACGCTTGAAGCTGAGCTGCCAGCTTGTGAGCCGCGGATAGGTTCGGGTCCGAGGCCTCGATTGCTAGTGCATACTGTTGCGTCTGAGCAGCGGTCTCAGTCTGGTTATTCTTGGTTAGCTCCTGCTGGTGGTCGCTCATTCTCTTATCGAGTAGCGCGCCATAGGCATTCTCGGCGACTACTGCCTGAGTAATAGTCTTGCCTGATTCTGCTAGGGCCGCACGTTTGTTCAAATCCGTCTCGGCCGCGATCCTTTGGTGCAAGGTCTCGACTTGGTTATTCATCGTAGCCATGTCGTGATATATTTTTCCTAAAATGGCAGCTCGTCTATCATTCTCGTTTGCCGCGTCGAGATTTTGCTTTCCGTACATCTGCTCAGTTAGTCTACTTTGATTCATATAGCTAACGATGTCTTTTGCCACATCTGGAGGAAGCGCGCTTGCGAGTCTAATCGACTCGGCAGTTGCCGGGCTTGAGTCGTTCATAAGACTCTGGAGATTGCCTACAGAATCCTGGAGTGTCTTAGGATCAGCCCCAAGGCTTACGAGTTTGCGATACATCGGAGAGTCAGTGAGCAGTTTAACCTGATACTGACCCTGTCTCGTAATCGCAGCTGATTCCTTTGGTGTTACCTTCGCCGATCCGTCTCCTGTAAGCTCAGCAGCGAGTTTCTGTAACCCGCTTGTCGCCGTCTTAGCGATCGCAGCGGGAACGCCGCTCGTCGATTGAATAAGCGTCTCCGAAGTTTTAGTCATGTTCGTCTGAGCCTGAACCGCAGCTTGCCCACCCTGACCGTTTACGAGTGAATGGAGCTTGTCAGGATTGTTCTGTAGCTCTTTCACATACTTAAAGTACTCCAAGGCATTCGCAGGATTCTGTAGCAAAGCCGTATTAGAAGCCACAGTCCCGGTATCGTTAAGCTTCACTCCGGGGCCGAGCTTGGGCTTATACCATGCTCTGAAGTCATTCATGAGCGGAAAGTTCGACGCTTCGGTCTGAAGGTTATTCGCTAGCTCGGTGGCATTCTCTGAAAGAGAATGAGCCAGGGGCGCTCCCGGGGTAGCCGCAGGCACAGCAGGCACAGCGGCAGGAGCTGTAGCTTGAGCTTGAGCTTGAGTATCTGGAGCTTGAGTATCTGGAGCTGAACTCGAAGGGCTCGCGCTTGCTTGAGTAGTATCGCCTAAGCCTGCGCTTTGTATGACCGCAGCGCCCATGTTTACGAGCTTCAAGCCGCCGATGTGACTCGTGTAAGCTTTAGCCATCTGACTGACGATACCCTTGCCACTCCCCGGCTGAAGCGCATCGAAGAAGCTCGTGAACTCGTCGCCTCTATCCGCTAACGCCTCCGGACCGCGCTTAGACAGATCATCGTATAAGTCTCGTCCTTGAAGCTCAAGCCTAAGCTGGGTTAGATTCGCAGCTTCCTTTTGTGCTTCCATATCCTTTGCAGCCTGGATTTCCTGCTTCGACTGGTAAGCTTTATAGCCCTCGGATATGGCATTCTGAGCTATCTGCGCATATTTCGTTCCAGTATCCGCGGCTTGAGCTACTACATCAGCGGGAGAAGAACCTATGAACGTCGGTTGTGGTATTCGTGTGACCATAGTAGCTTCTCCTTATCCGCCGGCTGCGATAGCTTTCGTAATCCCGGATGATGCCGCTCCGCTTGCCGCTCCGGAGCCTGCGCCGAGCAACTGCATGAGAAGAGCGTAATTCGGATTGGTATAGGTCTGCGGAGCGACAAGCCCCGACGTGTGCTCCATGAGGTTCGATCCCGCGGTGAGCGCGTTTCCGTAGGCATTTCCAGAAAGCCCGAGGAGCTGCTGCAAGGCGCCGCTTCCCGCTTGAAGCTGCCCTTGCTGAAGTTGCGCCTGAGCATTGGCGAAGGGCTGCGCGAAGGCCTGCCCGAAAGCCTGGGCCCCAGCTCCTGAGAACAGAGCGCCTTGATTCGCGAAGTTCGAGCCAACAGCGTTCGTTGCATTGCCCGCTTGATATTTAGCTATGTCCGAAAGCGACGATTGCAGAGGGCCTGAAAGCCCTGAGAGCTGCCCTAGAATCTGATCAGAGTACTGGTTATATACTCCCATCGGGCCAGTCTGCAACGGACTTTGACTCCCCCAGATATTCTGCGACATCTTAGCAGAGTCGCCGAACGGATCAGTAAATCCATACTGGCTCGCTTGGCTCTGACCAGACAGCGTATCTATCGGCTTGAAAAAGGTAGACATTTTATGGCCTCCATTCGTAGACATCGCAAAGCACTTCGACGTTAGACAGCATCCCTTGTGTCTCCCCGGTGAATGTCATATTCGCTCTCTCTGCGAGTCTATGGGCTGAGCGTAGCTCTACTGGAATAGTACACCTAATCGGCTTAGGTGAAAAGATTATCCCGAGCTTATTATATATGGCTTTAATCGCATTCGGAGCATCTCGAATAGTCGAATGTCCGAGGACTATCGGATGAAGCTCGACGTAGTCTTCCCCGACGTTCAGCCTCACAATACTTCCCGAGTACTCAAGTACGAAGCTTGAAGAGAGAAGCACATCTCTGAGTCTCTTTCTACTCGACCCATCTCCGATCGAGTAGAAGCTTCCGGATTGAGATACAATCTCCCATAGCTTATCAATGAGCGAATCGCCAACGTCTAACAGTTTAACTTGAGGCATTCTGCTGTCTCCGGTCAGTCTGCACGCCGCGAAGGGAAGCGAGCCTTGTCATCTCGACGATGTAGTACGGAGTGACTTTAGAGCTAGACGTAAGTCTAAACCTAATATGAGGTCCAGTAGCTCTAAAGTTTATATATCCTTCATCGTTCCCTTGTGCGATCGTCATTAAACCTAACGGCCTCCAGTCTCTTCCTCGGTTCACGCTCAGCTCGACGTTAAGCACGATGTCCGCGTTCGGCACCGTCTCAGGGTCCCAGTTGAGCTTGAGTCTAAGGAGCTTCCAGAACTTCACCATACCTGGTGCTCCCTCGTCGTAGTCTGGAGTTTCAATCCGTATCGGTAAGACTGAGCCGTCGGGGTTGGAATCGTTCTCATTCGAGGATGAAGCCCAAAGGGAATAGTTATTATTATCTACGAAGTGAGACCATTGCATGTTCCCTGGAACTCCCTGGCTCAAGCACATGTCATCGCCTGTGTTCATCGTAACCATAACATCCCCAAGTACAGTAGCCATCTGAATCAAGTCCCATGAAGACGAAACCGATAGGCTCGCTACGATCGATGTCGTACGAGCTTCGTAGCTCCATTCCTTCGTCTCCCAGCAGTATTCGAATATCTTCTCGATCTTCGACGTGTTCATCGGAAAGCCGAATCGTATTCTTCTTCTAGGCCAATCGATTGCAGTCTGAATCCTCGAAGGATACTTGCATTTGAAGATCGACTCTCGAACGATGTTAGTTCCGATAGGCATGAGAGATAGATTCGAAGATGAGAGAAAATACACGTTATCGAAACCTACGAAGAAATGCCCCGTAGTATTAACTCCCCAGACGTTCGTCTCGTCTCGAGGAAGGGCTACGCTTACCACAGCTCTCGGTCCGGCGATTCCTACCCTTCCTGTCGGAATCTGCTGAAAAGATAACGGAAGATTTGGCGTATTCGAAGGCGATCCTACGAAGATCGCATCGTCGAGATAGACGACGAGCATTGTTCCAAGAGGAACCATTCTCTGTATCGCGCCTGAAAACGCAGAAGCTTGGCTCATCAGATCAAGGTAAGCTGTCGGATCGCTGAAGTCCGTCGTGTCAGTTGTTTTGCTCCAGCGTATCCTCGTCCTCGCTTGGCCTAGACTTCCATCCTGAAGATTGCCACAGAAGACTCGACCGAGGCTGAAAGCGATCGCTTGCGCCTTGAATCCACCAGAGGCAGGCTGCTTGGCTGCACTCGGAATGAGGTTCTGCATCGATTGTACGATCGGAAGAATCTTTATCGGTTGGACATTCGGAGAAGCTATCGCCAGATACTGCCCAAGCGTAATATCATTCACTTGGCACGAATCGACGAGGCCGAGCGAGCTTGCGTTGAGCAAACGAGAGATGCTATAAGCCATCCACGAAGCTTGCACTCCTGCCGTGGATCGAAGCAGAATCTCAGTATTCGAAACCACCGTGTCGATGACGTAGTCAACGCCGCTTATCGTAATCAGATCGCCAGAGTTGATTCCAAGGTCTAGCCATAACGTCCCTTGCCCGGTCACGTCTAGCCCATTCGTCTTCACCGTACCGTCGCTGTATCCCCAGGCGATGAGCTGATACGCGGTCGGAGTGACGTAGAACACTCGATTCTCAGTGATGAGATAAGGATACTGCACCCCGTTCGTGCCCCAGGAAGACGTGAGCAGAACTGGGCTTTCTCTCGGATACCACTGTGCTCCGCCGAGAAACGAATCATATCCCGGTATTCGATAGAGCCCTTTTTGCGTCACTACTAAGTCTTGAAGATCGAGGAAAGCCCCAGGCTTAAGGTTAGTCTCCGGACCCGACCAGTCGATACCAAGCAGCGGCCTGGTGACAATAGGCTGAGGCGAGGGCAATCCCATAGAAAACATTGGAGTAGGGGAACCCGGTTTATTCGCCATACAGCCTTTCTCCTAGCTTAAGAATAGCTTCTTAACGTCCGTTCCGCCAGGGCCCCGCGTGAAAATCTTCGCAAGCTTAGGGTCGACTAGGCTCGGATGAACATACCAGTCCTCGAATGGGGCGCACACTCCGACCTTAGAAACGTCAGGAGTTACCAGTTGATAGCCATAGGCTTTCAAGAACTTTCTCGACAGCGTTCGATATTTATCTTCATACTTCTCGCAGTAGTCATGCTCGAAGGTAATGGATGCGAACGTAACTGTATCGAATGGAATGAGAAGTAAGATATTGAACGACGTTTCCGGAGGCTCGCAGTCTACCTGAAGATAATGGTAAACCTTCTCCTTGAGTAGCGAAGCATAGTCTATAGTCAAAGCGTCCTTATTCAATATCTTATTATTTCTCACTCCCTTCCACTTCGCAACCTCTTCCTCCTTAATTTCGATCGATATTCCATCCCATCCAAACTTCTCAAGCAGAAATGAGTTGCTATAGTGCGTCGGATCGTTAGCTCCAATCTCAAGATACCTACAATTCTCCCTTCCGTCGTTCATCGTCAAAGCGAACATATCCTGATACACCTCTGACCAGTTTCGCTCGATCTTCTCGGCTCCGTCAAACTTGTATCTCAGCCTTTCGTAATCCTCACTCGTATACATATTATGCTTCTCAACTACGTTTCCAATCGTTCCAGCGTATCGTAGATTTCTATTTACCGCCCACATCGTATTTATATCCATGTCTTTTACATCAGCAAGGCTAAGCATAATCTCCTTCGCCTCTTCCACCCGATCGCACCAATCGGCGCAATGCCCCTTCTCAAACATAAGATTATACTTTCCGTTATAACCTACATCTTTCACATGCTCGAGAGTGAAGCTACAAAGCTGAAGACCCAAACTAGCCCACGTATATCCTTCGACATACCACTTATTCGAGCTGCAAAGGTAGGCCAAAAGATAATAGGCCTCGGGCCTCGTAGCGTTTAAGCCAATGCAATGGAGAAGAAGCGTCTTCACTGTCGCCACTCGATCGGGTAATTGCATAAAGCAGTAAGCCACATTGATTAGCGCATCATATTGCTCATGCTCATCTTCAGCGTAATTGGCTACGCGCAAGAAGAACGACACAGCCGCAGCCCATTGCTTATTCTCCTTGTACCAATAGGCAAGACCGAAGTTTTCCTCGCTTCCAAAAGTATTCTCTACATAATCGAGAAGCAAATTATCTATCGATTTCATATTCCCACCATTGAGCATAGAAGCTCCTGCGGAACCGTAAGTAAGAACGAAGCATTATCTTGAAATCCAAACGACATGACAAACATATCGTCGATGAGAGATAACCCGCAACAGAACTCAATCTCTGCATCCATGAAGCTAAACAGCTCGCTCTTTCTTACGAGCTGGTTCTTCTCATCTAGCGCGATGATCCTGTGTCTATATGTCGCATTCTTATTTCCCAACGGAGTCGAATGACTATGAGTCTCATGCACAACCGCGATTCTGTATCCGTGATAATTCAAAACTTGTGAACCTCCACGAAGATCGGCGATCGCTAGTGGCTTGGAATCGTCTAAGAAGACCGTTTCCGTATTCCCGTTATCTATCGAATACTTCACAATCTCCACAGGATTGAGCCATTTCAAGAATACAAACGGATCATCCAGCATTGGAATCCAGTTCTTCTCGCAATATGAGTCGGCTCCATTCGGAGTTGGAATCACGTATCTATTCAATTCCACGAAGCTCTCACTCAGCTCCGAGAGCTGCATCCTTCCCGTTCCCCTCGTATCCATGTCTCGCCTAACTCCGCAGATGAAAAGCTTTCCTTCCCAGCGGAACAGCCTCGCATCCTCGAGTCCTATGAATACGCAATCACACGGCTTGTCTAACTTAGCCGTGGCTATTTTGCTTATGTTTATCGTCTCCAACGACTCTCGATCAAGCTCAAGAATGAAGTTATCCGTTCTTAAATGCATGTCGTTTTCTGGATGTAAATATTGCAACGGCCCATACGTATGGCAAAACTTAATCTTCTCCGAATGATAAAGCACGTAGTTTGTATGCCTAACCAAAACAAGTATTCTCTCTCCATCGAGAAAGATCGAAGGATTCATCAGACCCGTTCCGCCGCTTAACTCTTTTGAAATGACTAGCGGAACCAGACTTCCTCCGAGGTCGATCGCTCTTTTAGCTAGACATCTATTCACATAAAACTCCTTGCTCAATACTTTATATACCTAATATCGTGCGCTCCGCCTGAATCTCCGTTCACAATCATTACACATCCGTCATTTCCATAGGTAACACCACCAGATACGATTGTAAAAGCAGCTGTCCAATTAGATAAATATCCTATCGCTATGTTATTACCATATATTCGAACTTGAGCGGATAGTTGATACGAGTCCGCGTATTTTTCACATATATAGTACACGCCTTGAGGGACTACCCAGTAGCTGGCAGCAAGTATATTCATTGTTGCTTCCAGCGGATTGTCCGACGGATTCATTGAGCCCAGACCTTGAACACCTTGAATGCCCTGAGTTCCTTGGACGCTCTGTATTCCCTGAATCCCTTGAATCCCCTGCTTTCCTTGTGTCCCCTGCACTCCCTGAATACCCACAGGAGACGATATATTTATAACCCAATTCGAATACGGACCAAAGCTTCCGCTCACGTACATCACATTCATCGTAGTAGCATATCCAGAGTAATCTGCTATCTGAGCAATCCCATAATATTCCGGATGGACCGTGTTACTTATAATTACATACTGCCCAATTTCAAACGCATTCGTATGATACGCTTGGTTGACACTGAATGAGAAATATCCAGTCGTAGTCGTCCATGAAGTATTAGACGTTAGTCCATTATAACCAAGCCCAGTAATTCCTTGAATGCCTTGTGTCCCTTGCGTACCCTGGTTTCCCTGTAACCCCTGGTTTCCCTGGACGCTCTGTATGCCCTGAACTCCTTGCGTCCCTTGGCTTCCAGAAGCCCCTTGAGACCCCGAAGCTCCTTGAGCGCCCAAGCCCTGTGTTCCTTGAGTTCCTGGAAATCCCTGTATTCCTTGCGTCCCTTGAATGCCCTGAGTTCCTTGAATACCTTGAATACCTTGTGGACCAAGCGAGCCGACTCCAGGCATGGCCCAAAGCGCTTCCATCTGTATCGCGGTGAGACAGACATTGTAGGATCGAACTTCATCTATATATCCCGTGAAGAATCGCCCTGAAGCATTCGGGTCATTTCCAAGCTGGAACGAACTTGCTTTCGTAATCGTGTCGTTGACCGAATAGTATACTTGCCCATCGAGGTACGCAGTAAACGTAGTTCCGTCATACGTCATTCCACCACAATGCCAAGCACCATCGTTGACATTTACTGTTCCTGCGGGAATGGCGACGTTATGCCTAACCCTAAAGTTTCCGCTCGAGTCCACGTATGCCCCAGCGTAATCTCCAAGGAATGCTATAGCTGCCCATGTGGCAGGAAGCGCCGTAATCTGAAAGAAGAACGAAAGTGAAACCGGTGCCCCAGGCCATATTCGTGTAATGATATTTCTAAGATACTCCCCAGACACCCCAGACCAATATGCTCCTCCACCAAGCATCGCTTCAGATACCCAGACAACCAAGTTCCCTGCATCATTCTGCACAAGCGTATATCCATTAGGCCCGCTGTCGGTGAGTAAGTTAGCCGAAGTAGAAAAGGCGTAATACGCTTGAAGTAAAGAGTCCGAAGGCCAGACTCCCGAGTTTCCAACTACACCCTGTATTCCTTGAGCCCCATTCGAGCCTTGAATGCCTGTAGCTCCTTGGCTTCCTACTATCCCTTGAACTCCTTGACTACCACTTCCAACGGCGCCCTGGCTTCCTGTAGCACCACCTGCCCCCTGAGTTCCGGTGCTTCCTAAATATCCTTGAATCCCCTGAATACCCTGAATGCTAGTTCCCGTAGCTCCTTGACTTCCAGTACTTCCTTGACTTCCAGTCGCTCCCTGAATCCCCTGAGTTCCCTGACTCCCGGTCGTACCCTGCTTTCCCTGGATACCTTGAGTCCCCTGAACGCCACCGCTCGGCCCTTGAATACCCTGGAGCCCCTGGCTTCCTGAACCTGGACCTTGTACTCCCTGAAGACCTTGCGCTCCCGTCGCGCCTTGCGCCCCTGCCCCGGTTGTTCCCTGGTTTCCTTGCGATCCCGTAGTCCCCTGCTTGCCTTGAATCCCTTGCGTCCCTTGAGCACCCGTAGCTCCCTGGCTACCCGTTCCCCCGGTGCCGCCGATATTCCCTTGAGTCCCTTGCGCGCCCGTCGTACCAGAGGCTCCTTGGCTTCCCGTAGAGCCGATGGCCCCTTGAGTTCCGTTAGCTCCTTGAGAACCAGTTGCTCCCTGCTTTCCTTGCGTCCCTTGGATTCCTTGTGACCCCGATGTTCCCGCAGCGCCCTGACTTCCAGTGATTCCCGTCGACCCATCATGCCCTTGAATACCCTGAGCACCCTGACTGCCCGCAGCGCTTATTCCTTGTGTCCCTTGTGTCCCTTGAATGCTATTCCCCGGCGAGCCTTGAATGCCTAAGCCCTGGCTTCCAGTTGTTCCTTGATTCCCTTGAGCCCCAGGACCGCCTTGAATGCCTTGCATTCCCTGAAGACCTTGCGGCCCAGTCGTCGTTCCTTGTAAACTCCACGGAGCTTTGATCCTGATGAATGGAGTTGAGGTTTTATTCGGATCGTCGGATTCAAACGCAGAGAATGGAAAGAAGCTTTTCTGATTCTGGCTTGAGATATCAAGTGGATTTACAGGAGGATGATTGATGTCGGACATCGAGTCCTCCTAGCGATCGATCCAGAGATAGGGCAGATCGTATTCGAATCGCATCGCGCCATCCTGAACCGCTGTCGCCATGTCAGTCTCGAACTCTTTTCTCAGAGCGTACGCAGCGTCCCATTCCCTGTCTCTAAGCATCCCGGTCTTCGTCGCCCATTTCACCAGCATCTCGGTGAATTGATCCGGAATCATGATCTGCTGGTTAGACGAAACCAGAGCCTCATTCAATCCGTAGTAATGAAGCTCGTACGTGAGACCATTGATCGGCGCAACGTCGAACTCAATCCCGCCGCCGATACTTCCAGGCGCGAGTCCGCCCGACGTCGCCTGGCTTCCCCAGCCACCGGCGGGTGTTTCCAAATCCCAGAACATTCCAGGATACATATTGGCAAGGATATTCTTTCGTAACGGAGCTTTTTCTTCATATCTCTTTATATCCCTCATCGACTGAATATCGAAAATCCACATAGCAGAGAGGAAGTCTTCTTTCGGATCGATAGATATGAACTCGTTCGGATGGTAGTAGCTTGAATTGTTATTCAAGCTGCAAGCCCACCATTTCTTGTAAATATTCACCGGAGTGCCAGTTAGCGGAGTCGTGACTAAAGGATTCGCTAAGGTAAGCTTCGGAGGGCTGTTCGTGTTATTAGCTATAATCAGATGCTGCTCAGTTCCTTGCGAGTCCGCGTCTGGGGCTCCGATGTCGACAATCCAATTAGAATACTTATTCGTGATTGAAAATAGCCCATTCACCTTAATCACGGTGGGAGAGGTAACCGAGTTGATCGTCGTATGAAGCACGCTCTGAGTAAAGAACGCATGTCGCTCGAGCGTTCTAAAACGAATGAACGTCCCGTCTGGAAGTTGAGTGTTGCATACCTTTCGATACGCTCGATTGAGCCACTTGAGAATCCTCTGGGCTCCAGGCGAAGCTAAACTCACAACTCCATACGTCGCCCCATACGGATATAAATCTGTGGTTTCTCCGAGGTTCTCAAATACCTCGATAATCATATCCGTAAGGGCGTAGCTCATTTAGCAGCCTCGATTCATTTTCCGGCTCGCCATGTCCTGGTTTCTCGCCGTGGCCCCGCTAGGGCCCTGCTTCGTCTTCTCCGGAACCGCTCCGACGACGTTACTCTTTTCACTCGCCGTCGGAGTCGAGTTCCTTCCTCCATCTGTGCTCGCGCTCGCCTTTCGCTTCGCGTTCATTTCTTCGCCTTCTTGGCGGCTTTCTTCGCGTTATCCGCGACGATGATCTTTTTCTCCGCCACTCCGCCAGCCATCGTCGCCGAGGCGACTTTCTTCGCGTCGACCGCTTGAGGCCACTTCTTCGCCATCTTGTCCTCCTATATCGCGATGAATAGCTTACCCGTGGGCACGATCGCCGTGATAGGCGTGAGCCAGGGCCGAGTATCTTGCCAGAAATGCCCGTCGAGCGTGGCCTGCGTGTGCGCAGCAGGCACGGAGAGCATACAGACCGTAGCTCCCGTGGCGTCGGTTATCGCCGCTTCTCCCGCTGCTGTCGCTCCGACCCAGCTGATCGCCCTGATCTGAAGCTCCTTATATGGCGACGGGTCCGTGTACACGTCCGTATTCGCCATTCGCATGAAACCATTGGTCGGAACTACAGCACCCATTTACACCACCTCCAGAATCACTTCTTCTTTCGCAAGAAGCGCAGTTTTTATCGCTTTGCTCAAATCTTCCCTATCTTTCGAGCTTACTATTCTTCCACAGCCTAGCGTCGTCGCACTCGTAGAATTGTGAAGCCCATATCCATAATCCTCGACATTGTCTCCCGTCTTATCTCCGTAATGCCCATCGACCACCGACCATACGTCGAGTATCTGGCACGCATCAGTAGAAATGAACTCCGGAGCCTCGTATGGATTCTCCTTGGGAATTACCGCGACGACATTCCAGACGCCTAGTGGGAAAGGCCTGGGCATGTACGGCACTCCCTTATCTCCATTCGGAAGCTCGCTATAGACGACTTTCTCAGACAACGCTCGTCTTCCGTTAAGCTCATTTCTCACATCGCAAACGACATCGATAGTGACATCGTTATAGCTGAGCTTTCCGTCGTCTCTTTTCCAACTCAGCTTCATTACGGTCTCCTAAGCAGAAGCGTATGTATCTCGACTACGGCCGCTTTCACCTCATCTACGTTTTTTCCTAATGCCGTAAGAGACACTTGAAGACCTTCGACGCTTCGCACAGTCGTATAAAACTCCTTGTGCTGGTCAGAGTTATGATCCCTGTCCTCGCACACTCGATTCTCCAGAACCTCGAACCTAGCCACAAGCTTGCCTATAGTGACCGCGAATCCCACAATCGTAAACAGAAGCCCACCGCACGCGACGATGGCTGTGATGCCTTCCCAATTCATGCTGCGCTCCCATTAGCCGATTCTTCTTATCGTGATCTGTGAGAAGTCGTTTCCAGAGCCTATGATCTTATTGCTCGTATTGCTCGAGTCATAGAGAAGCTCGATCGTTCCAGCTACGCTGAGCTGATAGCCCTTCACTCCTAGATGAATAGGATAATAACCTCCAGCGTTCATCTGTCCTTCGGTTCTCGAGTTGGAAACCAGCGTCGTCACTCCTGCGATGAGAATGCCCAAAGCCAGAGCTAGGTTCGGTCCTTGAGCCGCAGCATAGACCGTCGAATCCGCTTCGATATCGTAAATACCTAGAGCGAGCGACGCTATCGTGGTTCCATTTCCAACCACTACCCATCCGACGAGATTCGTCGTCGTGACATCTCCGGACTGATTGAGCGTAACCACAGGGCCATTGGTCGCAACCACGAACCAGTTCGTTCCTCCGAACTCGAGCGTCACGTAATCATCCGCAGCGTAGAGAGAGAAGCTCGCCGAGCCCATCACTCCGATCGTCTGCCCTGAGTTTGCGCTTATGACTGCGGTATACGCACCATCGTTCTTGAACGTCAGCCTCTGCCCAGTGAATGGATGCGCCGGAAGCGTTATAGCTGAAGCGGAATTGATGAAAAACTCGCAATCGGGAGAAGAATTGATAACATACGAGCCTGAGTTGATCCCAACTACAGTTCTCTTTCCAGATAGAGATACTTCCCAATATCCCACAGCCACATCGGTGAGCTTTACTGATTGGTACTGATACGCGAGGATGTACGGATGATTCCCATTCGCATCGATGACATCGGTGCTATTCGGAACGATAGAGACATAGCCTGCGTCTGAATCTATCTTCTTGATTTCTACCTGAAGCCCAGAGCCTACCGCCATTGGAAGGTTGAACGTGAATGGATTTCCAGAAGTGAGTATCGAGAAAATCGAAGGCATCTGAGTGCCAAGAGTGAAAGGCGAGTCTCCAGTGTGAAGCGCCGTATTATTCTGAAGCAATCCCACGAGTTGAAGCATCGACATGCTCTCATCACTCGGATTGACGCTTTGGTCGTTAATCCACAGCTTCGCAACAGAACTTATGACTGAGGCTACAGGCAGGCCAGGTATTGTTTGCGACATAGTCTACCCCTTAATTATCGGCGGAACGACCCGGTCATCATTAGTGCCAAAGCCCGCAGGTCTGTATCCTCTCGCCCATTCGACCTTGAGAATCGACGCGATATCCTTGTAGTCTCCGTTCGGCTGGCAGTACCACTTACCTCTAAAATACTGCATTTTCGATTCCGGAAACGCCTGATTGCACACGGTACAGATGTACTGTCTCTCGCCGAGCTTGGGCCCATCGATATTTCCCTGGTTAGCCCTGAGAACCGTAGCCCCGTTGATCGACACGCTCGATCCCGCGCTTTCCGGAGCTATCGAGTCTTCCATGACGATCATTTTTCTCTGAGTAACTGTCTTGATAAGAAGCGTCTTATTATTTCTCACGCTTCCCGTGATCACTAGAAGCATCCCTGGAGCGTAAAGCAAAGCGAGAAAATCTGTCGTCACGCTGTTGATCGAGTTATCTCTCGAATCGAAACTGATATCAGTCGCATTAGAAACAACGGGAACAGATGCCAAGGAAGAACTCCCTAGCACCTGCTCCCGAGTATAGTACTGGACCTGGCCTTCAGGCTGGCCCATTACGTCTGTCCTCTACCGCTTCGCACCCATCTTGTCCGCCTCGTCGAAGACGACGAACAAGTAGGCATTCGAGGCATTCGCCGCGGTGATTCCCGTGAGCTTCACGGTGTTGTCCCCGGTGATCGTGGCCTTGTCGGTTACGTCCACCGGAGCAGCAGGCGCGCTGATCTTCACGAGGAGCGCCTCGCGGATCACGTCCGTGAGCGGCGTGGCCGTGCCGAACGAGCTTCCAGTCGGAGGCGTCCCGCCCTTGGGCTGGATATCTCCTATCATCGTGAAGCTTACGCTCGTCGCGCCTGCCCCGTTCCAGCCGATCGCAAGCTTCGTCCCGGTGCCCTTCATGGTCGGCACGCCGCCGATGTCCGGATTCCCGACGAAGCTCGTCGTGCCGGTGGCAATCGTTTTGCCTCTTGCCATGACTTAACCCGCCGATCCGACGGCACCCCGCCAGTGGAAGAAGGTCGCGAGGGCTCGCATGTGGGCCTTCCACAGGCAGTTCCCCGTGATGAAGTCGACTGCGGGCTCGTACTTGATCTTCCTTCTCCAAATCCACCGCAGGTCGTGCATCTGCTCGTCGAACAATGCCCACTGGGTAGTGCTCGTGAAGAAGGGGACCATCTTGAACTGAAACTTCCCCTTCACCGGGTTGATGGCGTTGCCCGCGGAATCCGGGTCGTACTCGCTGCCGCCGAGAATCTCGGCCATCCACCTGTTCTGCGGATGGATCGTGAGAAGGAAAGGCGGCATAGCGTAGATGGGAATCCCGCGCTCGTTCGTGAGGTTCGCGAACTTGTCGATCGCAGCCTGAAGGTTGAGTTTCGAAAGGCTTCCGGTGAGCAGGTTCGACTGGGTCGAACCACCGGGCCCGTAGGCCGGATGGCTGGCGGAGAAGAGGGCCGCGGAATCGAGGCCGACGCGAGTCAGGCCGAAGCCGGAATTGATTAAATCCCAGCCCTGAAGCTCGATGGTATAGGCCATCGCCTTCGCTTGCTCCCTCGCGATCTGCTTCATGATGTCCTGGCGATCGTCCTCCATCATAACGCGAGTCGCCTGAACGGCGAGCCCGTACTCGTTGAAGTAGACGATCTTCTCCGGACCCTGGTAGAAGGCGTCGAAGGGGAAGGCCTGCCCGTCTTGCACCGCCGGGGCAGCACCCAGGCTCGTCATCAGGCCTTCCTTGATGTAGTGATCCGAATCGTTGTTCGTTACGTGGACCACGTCGGTGAGAATCGAAGGCCAGCGCTCGTACTCGTCGAAGAACTCGCGGGTTAGGTCTTTCTCCCAGAGTTGCGATAGCCTTGCAGCAGACATTATTGCCATAGCTGCTACTCCTTATATCTGCCCGACGAAGGCGCCGCGAGCTACCATGACGAGCAGCTCGGCATAGGTGCCATACGCGGACCCAGGGGCGAGGCCGATGACTGTGAGAACGCCGCCTGTCGTGTGCGATAGGTCGATCCCGGTATAGCCCGAGGTCGCGCCTCCGATACGGTACTTCGTGGGAAGCCCGCAATAGCCTACGGTCGCGTTGACCGAGCCGATGCTCTGTGCGCGGAACACGCTCTCATCATCCGCGGGGATGATGTCGGGATAGTGAACCGCCGTCGCCGTCTCATTCCATCCCGGAACAGGCGAGTTGCAAATCCCGTAGATCGCATTGGTCGTCGCAGCGCGAGAGCCTACTCCCGCCACCGATTTCACAGGATCGCCTACCGCGAGCACCGTCGCCGACGCAACCTTGAGCTGAACGGGAGACATGACGCTCCCGCCGTTGCCTGCCGTCAGTCGCGACCACAGGCGGAATCCATAGGGAGCGTTTGTGTTAGCCATTCCTCCAACGTCCTTTCAGGCTATTAAAGGTTGCCTGATTACCTATACTTACGGATTCACATGAATCCGTTTACCATCTTGTACTATAGTATGTTCCTCGACATGCATCTCGTCAAGGTCGGAAATCTGAATGCGCTCTTTCGCGCTCGAAGCATCTCGTGAAATGTTATCGATTCCTTCCACGAACTGCTGTTTATTCGCCGCATACGCATTGTGGCTCACCATGCTCATCGCGGTGAGGTTATCTTTCCATGCTCCTTCTCGAATGACGACGAGGACGTTGTAGATTTCGTCCCTGCTGATCGGATCGACGGTCCCATCTCTGATCGTCCACCGATCTCCACTCCATTCGAGCGGACTGAGCTTCTTCTCACTCGCGTCTTTCGGACGCCTGATGACACGAAATCCCGACGCGAGGGCCTGTTCCAGGTCTCCCTGACCACCTTCGACTCTCCATGTGACGTAATACCCCGGAAGCAACTTCGTCACCTCCTCCTGATCCCGCACGAGCGGATTCGATCTTCCGTGCGGACCGTCGAGCAGTTTCGTCATTGGGTCGACCGCTGTCGGAGTCTCAAACAGCGCCCGGTTGGCGAGCTTCACTCTCGACTCGAACTCCGCCTTCGCGAGCCAGTACGCTTTCTGAGCGCTCGGTCTCAGAATCGCCACGAAGCTGTCATCCAGCTTCTTGAACTGAACCGGGTCGAACTCAAGCTCTACCCCTGGAGTCGTATCGTACTTCAGGATTTCTTCTTCGCTCGTAAGCTCGATGACCTTAAACACTTGTTTGAGCTTCGAGTCCTCGGACGGTATTTCCGTCACTATCGCTCGAGCTTCCTTAGCGGGCTTCTCCTGAACCTTAGTTTTCGTTGTCTTTGCCATTAGTCTACATATCCTTTCGACCTAAGCAGGTCGTTGAAGTCAAGCCCCTTTCTCAGGGCCTCTCGTTCGAGCTTCACTCTCGTCTGCTCATCCGGCAGTCTCACTGTCCTTTTCGACGATCCTGGAGCGCTCCCGCCGCTTCTTGCCGCTGAATTGGCATACGCCGGAGGCCTTTCGTTTCCCTTCGTCGCTTTTGAGTCGATTCCAAGCTCCTTGAGCTTCTTCTCTACCGCCGCCTCCACTCGAGCATTGACGCTTTCCTCTTCAATCTCAGGCTGATGTTTCTGCCTGACGTTCTGCCACGCTCGTTCGTAGATATCCGGCTGGAGCTGAGCGCTCGCCGGAAGACTCTTCACAAGTGCTTCCACTTCGCTCGAGTACTTCTTATACATCGGATCGCGAGTTTCAAGCAGCTCTTTCCTTGTCGCCACGAGCTGAGCGCTGACGTTCGAGAACATGGGCCCGTACTCTCTCTCCATGACCCGCTTCGAGTACTCGGCAAGGACTTTTCCTCCCTTGTCCTTGTCGAACAGATCATCGGCATGAGCTGCGTAATACTCCTCAGGTGTTTCCGTTGGGGCATTTACCGCGGGAGCCTGAGCTTGAGGAACGAGCTTCGAAGACAGGCCTTCCAAGCCCAGCTGAAGCGCCTTAGCGCTGTCGCCTGAAGCCTTAAGCGCAGCGAACTCTTCCGAGGTAAGCGTGACATTAGTCGCCGGGGCTTCTTCTTTCACGTCTCCAACGACGACCTCAATCTCTTCCTGGGCTTCTTCTTCAGGCTCGTTTTCTACTTCATTTGCCATCGGTTTCCTCCGGGCTGTACTTCGACAATCGGACTACGTAGTTGTATGCGTCTCGGTAAGCCTTCGCTTCTCCCTGACATACCCGTATCCTCTTATCATCCGTAGCCTCATTCTCCAAAGCGCCCTTCGCGTCCTCAAGTCCTTCGATCAAGACCAAGCTCACCAGCTCCCAATACTCGCTAGAAATCAGCCCTCTAGCTAGCTCCGCCATTCGCTGGAGGAACGCCCGTTCCTGCGTTTGCTGTGGGCTGGGCTCCGAAGACAGGGGCTCCGGCTCCGATAGCAGGCGGGCCAAGCTGGGTCTGTACTCCTGGCCCAGATCCCATTGGTTGCCCCGGCTGTCCAGGCTGTCCTGCTTGTCCTGGCTGTCCTCCATTCATCGCTCCTTGCTGCGCTTGCCCAGCGGCATTAATCGCCGAGAGCTGCTGGGCATTCGTCGTCCTCATCATCTCGATGAGCTTTTGCCATTTACCCACGTCCTGAAGATAGTTCTCGCTCTCGTTGAAATCCGCGAAGACATACGCCTCTTTAAGCAGATTTACGCTTCCCACGTAAATCTCCAGAAGCTGATTCCACGCCTCTGGGGCCTGCTGCTTCATCTGCATCCCTTGAGGGCCGAATATCGCTTGCGAAAGCTGAACGAGCTGCGGTTGAGCTTGAAATGTCAACTGCATGAGCTGCATGATCGTGTCTCGTCTTGCCTCGTAGCTATTCTCTACATCAGTCGTATATATCTCAAACTTCAATCTTCTCGGCACCTCGCTCATAGGCATAGAGAGTATTTTTTCCAATTGATCTATCTCATCGTTCGTCAGACGTTGAAGCTGCTTCTCATTCCATATCACTCGGCTCGCATTTCTCACGAGCTGAAAGAACACGAGCATTCCTACCCTTGCCCAGCTTTCGCTTGTCGACTCGATAATCGTCGACATAATATTTTCCGATTGTTGAAGCCTAAGCTGTTGCCCTTTGAACGTATCTCTCGTTCCCAGAGTCGGGTCTGAAAATCCTCGATCCACGCTCGAAAGGCCAACCGCTTGCGCGGTCAGCGTCCAGATCATGTTCTCGCTTTCCAAGCTCGACTGAGGCACCTCGCCTAGCGCGATCGCCTGCATGTCCTCTTTCGGATTGTCCGTGATCCAGACCTTTCCTTGGTAGATCGTATTTTTATTTTCTCTCAAGACCTGTCTTCTCATCGCTAGCATCTTTATCGTTGCCAGCTTCATTCCATCGTTTCTCAGTCTATGCGTTCCTGAGACCTCGTCTTGCAGACTCTCGCAAATCTGCCCGACTCCTCGTGACTCTAGCATGAAGCTTCTCGGAATGAAGCCGAAGCTTTCGAACTCTCGTGCCGCAATCGAGTTGAACACCATTCTCAAGACCGTCTTGGACTTGATATGAATCGTCCAGATCATGTCTTCCCAAGTCCCGTCGTTATCCACATCCCAGAAGAAATGAATCTCCATAAGATCGATCGTCTTCGGCGAGCGGCTCGAGAATCCCCTAAGCTTCTCGCTTGCCATTTCACTTTCCGTAAAATCCGTCCTGAGCCACGTCTTCGGATCAATCGGATTTCCCCGATCATCCTCAGGCTCGAGGTAATATCCGTCAGCGATTCGATTCTCCAACTCATGCAACGGATAGTGCAACTCATGCGCTATCCAGGGCATTCTCTGAATCTCATCCCAAAACGGAGGATAGTACGTATCCTCTTGAGAAATAGGAATGATACTCGGGCCGTCGTGAAAGACCATAGTCTCCGTTTGTGGAACTCCCGTGCTTCCGTCGTCCGACTTGAACTTCCACTCGAGCGTGTCCCAGACGACCTTAACCATAAGCAAGCCCATAAACGTCGCCTCGTCAGAGACTACTCTCTTCACTCGTTCTATGTTCAAGTCCATAGCTGAGTTAGAAAGCAGGCCTAAATACTTCGTAATAAGCTTCGCGTCGCTATGGTCGTTCGCACTATCGCTCGAGCTTCTCACCTGCCAGAACCAAGGTTTCGTTGTGTCGTAATATCCTTTTACTTTCGAGTACGCCGCTTGCGCGTGAATCTGCGTGAGCGGAGGCTGTATCCTGCTCGCATTATCAAGTATGTGCTCTCCAGATGCGCTCTCCGCATCCGCCTCTCTCTGCCGTCTCCACTTGATCCACTTCTTTGCTCTCGCCGCTCTTCCGCTCTCGGCCGCTTCCAGCTCATCGAGAAGATACGCAATTATCTCTTGCTTCACCTCGTCGCTCACGCTCACGCCGAACGCAGGTTCGTTCGGTCTCGAGTTGTCTTGCGCATCTTCATTCGTATCGCTAAAGTCGCTCATCGCTTTCTCCTTAGTAACCGAATGCATTATCGTACTCGACTACTTCCATCATGTGCTCGTTCTCGGCTTCTTCAGCGAGCATAATCTCTTCGACATTCGCAGGTCTCTTCATATACGAAAGAGCTTTTTCCGTCTCATCGAGCACGTCTAAGTGTCTCGATGGAAAGCTATCTTTTTCCTGTTGAAAATCAATCGAAGCCTCCGGAGTGGAATAGATAAGCCCTTGCGCGAAGAACCATCCGACGACGGCTCTAATTCTCGCAAGCTTATCTCCCTTCGCTGGAGCTTCCTTCAAGCTAATGAATATTTTCCTCCGATCCTGTTCCTTGTCAAGAAGCTGATACAATCCCTTCTGCATCGCATTAGTCTCGAACAGCGTTCCTTGAAGCAATCCTGGAAAAGCTTTCCACGCTTCAAATATCGCGTCGAACACCTGATCCATAGAGAAATATCCGACTCTACTCCAGACTCGAAAGTCTCTATTCTGATCGTCCATGAAATGCACTCCAATCGAAGTTCTCGACGTGAGCACGCTTATCCCTCTATCCGTAGACGCAGCATCAGTTGATATGACTCCAGTAAGCGTAGCTGCGTTAAGCGTCTTAATGCTATCTGTCATCTCGTCTCGAAATGAAATGAGAACTAGATTGCTAGCTGTATCATGAAACAAGCGACACGGTTTGACTACATACTTCGTAAACTCATTCAGTCCAGACTTCTTCGGCTTATTCCAATATTGCAACGCAGCTGTCCAAGCGTCCATCTTCGCCAGCTGTCCCTCATCGATGATATTCGGCGCTATCATCTGGCCTTCTTCTTGCACCAGTCGATAGTAAACGCTCCATGAACCGCCAGGAATCGGCACCGTATCCTCGTCTATAACTCCCACAACCTCTTTTGCATCTAAAACAAACGGCGCATAGCAATCGTCCTGTGCGTACCTCGTCCCGACGATTCCTATTCGGTCTTGCTTTGGCGTGATGAGAAGCGCGGTTAGGTTCGTGTTCATCCATTTTTTCGCATTCTCCATCATGGTCGTCGCTTGATACTGCCAATCTATCGCATCGAGTCCGATCGGATCGTCGATCGAGATATCCGTATGGTGATCGCCTTCGCCGGAACCTGTCACTCCAGCTGACTTAATCGTAGGCTCAGGCGCGAACTTAATCCTCGTAGGCATTATCATCGTTTCTTCGTTCCAGTTCTTCGCATTAGGCATCGGAACGCGAGAAGGAATTATCTCGCCATCAGGCATCGTCCAACCATCGCCATAAAGCACTTTATACAGCGGATTCGAGTCAACCGTTCTCTGAACTAGATGCTTGAAATCTTCCGCGCGTGAAATGATCGCGTTGACGAGTCTAATCCTCCTCTCTCCGTCTCTCGTGACTATCCATGCGAGCGCGCCGTGCGTAAACACCGTAGATTTCCTAAAACCTCGAGGCATGAGCGCGATAAACCTCGCTCCAGGTGCCATGCATGAGTCCGATTGTCTCCAGTTGCACATATCGAGATTCAGTTCATCATCTAAATCAGAGTACGGACCATACGCTCCAGCGATTACCTTGAGAAAGAACCACAGATTGACCAATCCTGCTTGTCGCATTAAGTCTAGCGTCGATTTTATATCCGTGGTTGGATGAGCACTCGAGATATCAGCGAAAAGATCGACTATTCTCGCTTGAGATACTGAGAAATTGGGAAAATCCGGGGCTTCCCTATGCGGCCTAATCGCGAAATGCTTCGGAATCTCGAAGGTCGTGATGCTCCCATCGTCATTCGCGATTCGTTTATACGTTTTCAATCAGACTGATCCTATTTCTTTTTTTGCCATTTTATCAACCGTATATTCGTGATTGGAAATGTTTCGCCAGATCGCTTCACGCGACGAATATAGCTCTTGTCATCATAGTTTGGCGCTCCAAACGTAACGACAATCTCGCGCCTTTTAGCGTTTTCCCTAGGCTTAAACCGCCATGTCGCATGAATAACAAAGTCACTGCTGAGATACTTAGTTGCCTTTCTCACGCCCGATATCATCAAGGCATTAATTACCAAGGAATAAGCATCGGGCGAAATGTCTTTTACCACTTTTTTACATCTCCGATTCCCGGTGCGGCAGTTGGATAGGGCACGCCGTTCGGGGCAGTTAGACTCGGGTCGTTGTTTGCCACTTGAACTTCTTGCTCATTGACATTGCCTGAGCTATCTACGCTCTCCACTTCCTCTTCCGGCATAGTCCTACCTCCATATCTTGAAGAATCTAAACACTTGATCGGTAGTTATGAGAATGAGGCCGACTCCTGTGCTCCATAGGGCCCCAGTATAGCTATCAGCGAGAGTTCCAATCGCAACCGAGCTAGCCAGAATCGCCGCGTCTCTCCAATAGCTATTCTCATTTAGCTTGGTCTGGAGTATTCGATCCGATAGAATTGCCTCTTGCTTTCTCATAGCGAGCGATTGAGCTAATAGCGTCGTGGAGTCCGTTAGCGAGGACTGCAACTGCGCGAGCTGACTGTTCAAGTCCTGCGCCTGCCCGAGCAAGTCGGTCGCTTTCTGCGAGAGCGTTGCCGAGGCTTGTTCCAAGTCGTCCCAGGAGGGCATCGTCGTCAGATCGGAGCTTGTCCAGCTGAGCGGTGGCTCGGGCGAGGTCGGCGTTGTTTGCGATCCGACCCACATAGGTGCCAATAGCGAAAAACAGCAGGCAAGCAAGAAGCAAAGAGACGACCTTAATCCATAAGGGAATGGGCTTTCCCATCGCTTCATACCTAGTACCTAGGAGGTTCGCTTGACTTCGCTACTTGAGCATTTCCGACGAGGCTGATTCCTAAGAAGGCGCTCGCGGCCGTCTCGATCGCGACGAAGGTGCCGAAGGGAATGGGATTCGAAGGGCGGATTACGGCAAGCAGGCCAGTTAGGGCGAAGAGGATTCCAAGAATCTTGTTCACGTCGGCCCAGCCCTTATCGTTCGTGAGCAAGTCTGCGATGAACTTAACGAGATGAGAGGTGACGGCTTTCAACCAAATCCAAAACTTCTGGTACCACTTCATTGCTTTCTCCTTGTCTTGGCTTCGCTTGCTTTAGCTTTAGCCTTAGCTTTGTCTAACGATACTTTAAGTTTACGCTTAAATCCTTCATCTGTAAACTGCTCATTTTCTTTAGGAAGGTTGGAGATTTCCAAGGGCTGAAATGAAGCTAGAGTCGAGTCTCGTGACGCTAGATGGTCAATCGCTCCGCGATCGCTACTCTGGATTTCGGATTTCATACCGTTCCTTCTGAAGAATCGTAGCCACTTCTTCATTCTCGTCGGGAAGCTTGCGATTGAGTGGAGAGTCATCGACTGACGGAGAAGGTAGAGCGACTACGGCTCTAGGATCGCTTGCCGCTGGAGTTACGTTTCGAAGGATAGCCTCGACGTTTGAAGAGACCCGAGCAATTCCGGCGAGCTGGCCGAGACCGGCTAGAGCCATCTTGAAGACTTCTTCGCTGATTGACGAATTGAGAGCTGATTGCTTCTCTTCAAAACCGGCTAGAGAGATAACCTTATCCGCTGCTTTAAGCCTTGCTTGATCGTCTGGGCTTGAAGCCATGACTTCGCGATAGGTGTCGAAGGCATCGGGAACGAGGGTGCGAGCTTCGGATTGAACCGTGCCTTGGAAGTCGCTATCTGCGAGTTCTGCCAGCTCTTCTATTTCGTACTCGTCGAGACGTTTCACGTTTCCACTTCCTCAGAGCTAGAGGAAAAGCGCGAGAAGCGAGAAGCTTCGGAAGAAACGACGGCGACGACGACGACGGATTTCCAGGGCTTGCCGCAGATTGGGCAGGAGAGCGAGATCGAGATGAGAGCTTTAGGCTTGAGAAATGAAGGCGGAGAGCAGGAGAAGATGGGCTTGGGAAGACAGCTTTCGCTTGAGTCTGAACAGAGACAGTCTTTGGAAAAGAGTAAGGTCATATAGAATTATCGGATGATAAGAGCTTTAGGCTTGAGAAATTGAGAAGACGTTTGCATGCTAAGATACAGACTGAGGAGAGATGACTGGAGACAAAAGTGTTACTTCTGAAAAATGGCTCGATTTTGGGAGATGCATACATTGGGTGCGAGGTAGCCGTATCCCATTTTTGCCTGATGCGAAGTGGTTATTAAATTGTAATCAATTTGAGTATCCTTTAGTTATATTTGTGTTACGTATGCCATAGGATCAAGCGATCATGGGTATATGGTAAAAATTGCATATAAGAGAGTACAATGCTCGACACCTATGGACGGTCGTCTCTTTATGACAAATTGCGCCTAAATGTCAAAGCATTGCTAGCCTTGCTTGTTATCAATTCATAACACATGTGGCTTTATCTCATTATCTCATCATTAGTTACTAGATTAGTTAGTAAAAAAGTGTATGTAAGTATATATGTAGTATATATTTAGTATATATTTAGTCTAAAGCGTTAGTTAATTAGTTAGAAGTGGTGAAAAGTAGTTGTTATAAAAATATAGTTTTTTAAGGCAATTGTTATACTTATGTTATAAAAAAGCTTATAAACATATAACAAAATTATATCCTTATAACATTTTCATCCCCTATACCATGCTACCATGCATACATTAGTTAGTGAATTTAACTAATGCTAGACTGTATATTCCGTCTATTCCTTCTCTCATAATCACTTACATAGCAAAAACTATCAACTAATGTGACAACTAATGGTAAGAGAATGGCACTAATTTGCATAAATCTATCATTCCCTTTGCATAAATATCCATTATTCCCTATCCACAATGCTATTTCCTTCTATCATAATCACTTACTCGTCCTCTATTCTAGCCACTTGCGTCAAAATACCCCATTTTTCATGCCTTTTTTTGCATATTGTGTCATTTTTCTCCGCATTTTCGCCTCATTTTCTCAAATTGTCTCTATTTGACACAATCGTCTATTTCCTGCCTTCTGTGCATATCCTGTTAGTAACTATTTTTTATTTCTCTTTTCACTCAAATTGCTTTTCTACCACTTCCCTCTTTTCCTTAGTCTTTATCCATCTTTATTACATTTTCCTAACCTCTTCCCTTATCTTTCTATCACTTGTGCATAACCTGTGAATTGCCCCCTTTGGCCCGCTGCTTGCAATGTCTTTTTTGGCGGCCGAAAATCGCCACGGAGGAAAATCATGGACATGTCATTAGCAAGGGCGCTCGAGATTAACGCTATCTGTTGCGAAGCTAGCGCCGCATATGAGATTACCTATGCTCATATTCACGACTCCAGCCCTACTACTAATCAATATGACGACGTAGCAATAGACCAGGGCAACGCCGCCGCGAATCGCGTATTCAGCGATCGCAATTACGTATGTAACATAGACGAGATGTTAGCTATGGAAAGAATCATGCATATCTATACTCTCGCTAGGTAGTTAGATAATCCGGCCGTATGGCCAGGATATATTGCAAAGAGTAGGCAATGCCTACGAAGGATCGTATCATGGTAAAGCTCAATGTCAACGGTATCGAAGTCACTTGTGAAGCCTCCGAAGTCGCTCTCGTCATGGCTTCGCTCGGCACTCCCAAAAAAGCGCGCCCGGCCTTTGACACCACGACCGCGTACCGCGTCGAAAACGAGAATGCTGTCATATTCGAAAAGGTCATGAACGCCGCTAAGGGCAAGGGCTCTCGCGAGCTTGCGAATCTCCTTTGCATCGACGATATTAATGCTAATTGGCCTGGAATTAGTGCTCTCTACTCCGCATTCAAGAATAGCGTGAAAGACTCTCACGTCTACCACCTTTCCAAGAATGCCGAGAAGATATGGCTCGCCTTCCTCGCCCTCGCCGACGCTCCGTCCGAGAATACCGCGCCCATACCCGCGTCCACTGTGCTTGTCAAGGCCGAAGCTTCCAAGCCCGCGCCTATCCTAATCAAGAAAGGCTCTAAGCTCACGGCCTAATCGCAGAGTAATAGCAAGGCCTTGCGCCTTGCTATCAATGCGGCGGATCGGTTACAAGCCCGATCGATGCGCAATCGTAGCTAGTTGGTAGTGACGGCGCGGCCTAATTCACTACCAGTCGCATATCTAGCGGATATGATTGCGGTTCTTTGAAATAAGCTGGCAAGGGTTGTATCCTAAACCAGTATTGTAGCTAGCGTCTTCGGCGTACAACCATGCCGTAGCTAGGTCTACCAGTCGGCACTATCACTCGAGTGGTAGTAGGTGGAAAACGCCACCTACAGATTCTCCAAAGCCGTTCCATAGTGGTAATTCAAGCCGTCAAGCCTTAGACTCTCTAAGCTCGCGCTTAGGCCTATCGGTGAAAGGTAGGCCATAGGCGCGAGAATAGAGCGCCTAAGCTCTTCAGTCTCCAGTCTCCAGTCTCTATCCTTTGGGGGTATTCAATGCCTAGCATTGACCTTTCATCACCCGGCTTCGAGCTCGCAGCTATGCAATTGGCCGTCAGTCTCGATCGTAAATCATTCTCGCCTTCGCTTCTTGCTATTCGCTTAGACCTTAGCTTAAAAACTTCGCTCGCTTCACTCTCGCCTTCACATTCTAGCTAGCCTTCACGCTAGCTTTTACATATATCGCTCAATTTAATCACTAGATAGTATCTAAACATCAGCCTAGGGACAGTCTCTTTTCTCAAGTAGTCTCTAAATCGTCTCTAAATCCCGCATAGCGGGATCATTATAGCCATCAGCAAAGGAGCTAGATTATGAATTATGCTCATCTCAAGCTAAGTCAAGAAGACACATTCGCAGGCCTTGACAACTCCTTCTGGAGCTCTCGCGAATCTAACAAGCAAATCATCGGTGAGCTTGAGGACTTCCTTGAAACATGGACCTATGCTAAATCGCTCAAATCCAAGCTCAAGTCAGTCGTTGGGCGCTTCGGTACTATCATGCTCACCTGGAACTTTGAAGAGTGGGAAGCCAAAAACTATACCTCCATCAGCACTCAGCTCACTTCAAAGTGGTTCCGCGTCATTCTTCACGGAACCTGCGACGACCGCGGAAAGTCTCACACGACAGTTGAATATCGTGAAAGCCAAGGCTCCTCAAGCATCGAAATCGATGCCAAGACCTTCGAATCTCACATTCTCTCTTGGCTTTGCCAATGCTACCAGCGTCTCGATACTCTTAGTAAAGAGCGCGCTGAAGCCTATAGCGTCGAGAAATACTAATCTTTTCTAGCAACTATGGTAGTAGTCTTAAGTTTAATCCTCAAACCTTAAGACTACCTTCACGGTTCCTAGAACCGATATTGCAATTCTCTAAGGAGCTTTCCATGAACAACCTCAATTCCATTCTCATCGAAGGCTATCTCGTTTACGATCCAACTCTTTCTCTCAACGGGACTGTCAGCTTCGTTCTCAAAGTCAATATCTCAGGAATGAGTCCTGACAACAACCAGTTCTCGGTCCGAGTGAATCCTGGCAAGCTCGCCCAGGCCTGCCTCTCCCATCTCGATGCCGGTAACGGCTTGCGCATCGTCGGACATCTTGAGAGCTACCTCTTCTCGGATGGTAAGACCTACGAAGCCTACATCATCGCCGAGCACGTCGAGTTCAAGCCGATTCTCAAGAAGCTCGATAAAGCCAAAGACAATCGCCCCGCGAACAACGACGCCGAATGGATGGGCGATCACGATTCGGGGCTCTAATCTCTAATCTCTAACTAGGCGCTTACCGCTCGCCGGTTCAACTCCGGCGGCGCCTATAGCTTCGTATGAAGCTCTATTGCATAGTTAAGGAGATAGTCTATGGATTCTCAACTCATCGAAGCGTGCGAACGATTCCGCGAAGCTCTCGAAAAGCGCGATTCTCGCAATCGAGTTTCGGCTTTCGCCATTCGTAAATCAAAAACCTTATACCTTGTTTCTTCGGAAGCTCGAGAGCTTCGTCGTCTCGATGCTATCTACTCCGAGGCAAGATAATGCTAGCCCGAAACGAATACGGCGAGACCGTCCGGATACCCGGAAAGCATCCAAGAAAGGAACTCCTAGCTGAACTTGGCTATAGCCACGCAGATAAAGTCTACGTCGATCGAAAAGACGGCTCAACCGTTCACATAGGCTACGTCATCGGCAAACGCTGGTGGTCTTTTTACGAAATGGTAGACTTATGAGCTATTCAAGGAGGCACGAGGCTGCTGAGAGGGTTGCGCTTAGGCGTTGGCTCAAGGAGCACAATTTCGCGCCGTGCAATATAGGCGATGGTCCTAATCACTTGCAAGCGCTCATGGTTCAAGTTCTCCGGGCAGGCCAGGACCCGTTCTGGCTCATGGCTATCGCTAGGGAAAAAGTGGACTTCGCGATAAAAGACGAGGGCGGAGCATTCGAGCGCGACTACACGATAGCCGAATTGCGCGAGGGCTCCGAACGAGAGGCTGACGACCGGATTGCCCGGGAAAGGGGAATGGAAAGATGGCTACTAACAATACGGTCAAGTTCTAAGTAACTAAGCGCCGAACGTAGGGGAGGGCGTCACTGCCCTCCGGCGCTATTCGATCTTAGCCGTAGATCGCATGTCATTCCAAAGTTTTAAGGAGTTCCATCATGTCTACTCGTTGTCAGGTGGTCGTAAAGGACAAGTACGAATCGCTATGGCTCTGTCACCATTGGGATGGGTATCCAGAAGCTATGCTTCCCATTCTCAACGCCTTTCTCGATAAGGTTCGCGACAAAACCTATCGAAACAACGCGAGCCAAAGCATCGGATGGCTCATAATTAACAACAGGCCGGATTATACCTACGACTTCAACAGATGGCAAGCATCCGAGTTCGAGCCATGCACTCCAGAGCTTTACGGAGATACCAAGTATCTCTATACCGTCGATCTCGAAGCTCTCGAGATAACGTACAAAGAGATTAAAGGAGAGGACTAATGCAAACTCCATCCACTCGTGAAGACGCATTCCTTCTCGCTCTAGTCAAAGGCTATAATCCTGGGAGCGAGTACGCCTGGGCTGTCAAGGAGAATTGGAAGCTAGTCTCGAAGTCTTACTTTCGAGAGATAGCCAAGAAGCTCGATGTTCTCGAATATCCGCTCGGCTATAACGTCTGGTTCAACGCAGGCGGAAGCGCCGTCTCAGGAGACATTCATCTTCAAGCCTTCGACGAGAAGGTGAATAAGGGCTTTCACCTCTTTGGAAGTCTCGAGTTGTATTGCAATCTCGGCTTCTGCATCCGTACAATCTCCAAGCTCGGAGATTATCAAGGCGGGCAGAATATGTGGCTTTCTGCCGAGAGCATGAGAAAAGCCGAGCTTCTCGCTATCACTCGAAGATATCTAGGACAAGACCTATGAAGCTCCACATTTCTCCAGGCAATCGCAAGATCGGACGCTGCCCAAACATCTCGCTTCCTCCGGTCATTTCATGTCCAGTAGGGATCTCATGCGCTGTCTATTGTTACGCTCAAGGATTGTATCAAGCTTACAAGCAAACCAAGATCGCATGGCATGAGAACTTCGAGCTTTGGAAAAACGATCCCGGTCAGTTCTTCACCGAGCTTGAAGCCTTCTTAAGAAAAAAGCATCCTCAGTACTTCCGCTACCACATTGGAGGGGACATTCCCGACGCTCGCTATCTCGACATGATGATCTATCTCGCTCGGCTTTTCCCTTACATTCGCTTTCTCGATTTTACGAAGACCAAGGCCATTTCTCCTCAAGAGAACCTCGTCATAGTCAAGTCTCACGAAATCGATGCTTCATTCTTCGACCAGAAGCTCGATCGGCCGAACGCTTTCATTCTTCGTAAGTATCAGCTCGCTTATGAAACCTACATCTGCCCAGGAAAGTGCGTCTCGTGCGGTCATAAGTGCTGGTATCTTCATGCTGGAGAAAGCGTAGCTTTTCACATTCACGGCTCAGTGACCAATCCTCTCGTACGAGAGGATAAGCATTCCAAGAAGGAGTCTACCTATGTCCGCTAACATCGACCAGATCAACGGGAAGAACGCTCTCATGCTTTTCAACCTGCCTGCTTGGCACGGCCTCGGAAACGTCGTAGATCGCAAGCTTACGAAAATCGACGCGATCGTCGCAGCGTATTGCAACTTTCTCGTCGTCAAGCGCCCGGTGTACTTTCCCGATCAGGATGGAAATCCGCTTCTCTACGACAAGCAATTCGTCCTCACTCGCGACGTAGACAATCGCCCTCTTGGCCTATGCTCCGATCGGTATCAGATCGATCAGAACATCGACGGCTTCGACTGGGCAGAGCAGCTTCTCGAGAAGGACGTCACGTTCGAGTCGGTCGGCTGTCTCTTCGGTGGGAAGCTCGTCTTCCTCCTCGCTCACACTCCGGAAGTCCTCATTCTCAACGATTCTTTCAAGCCATACCTTCTCATTTCAGTCTGGCATGATGGTCAAACTTCCTCAAGCGTTACTTTCACGTCGACTCGAGTCGTTTGTCAGAATACCTGGAACGCGGCGATGTCCGGAGCTGCGAACAAGTACTCGTACAAGCACACAGGCAATCTCGACGAGAAGAGAAAGCTCGCCTTCGACGTGCTTGGGCTTTCGGAAAAGTACACCGATCGCCTGGCGATGGCCGCAGCCTCGCTCGTCAGCACGAAGATCGATCGCCCGACCTACCTCGACATCATCAACGAGGTCTGGCCGGAGAAAGAGGACGCGGCTCCTCGCGAGACGACGAATCGGCTCAAGGTTCTTCAGCAGTTCGCCAACGCGACCATCGTCGACGATCTTAAGCCCTACCGCGGAACGGCCTGGTGCATCGCTCAAGCTGCGGCGGCTTTCGATAGCCACGCAGAGCCGAGTCGCAAGATGGAAAACTGGAAGGAGAATCGCTTCGTCAATCTCATGAACGGAGGCACGATTCAGGATAGCTTCCTCAAAGCTATCGAGAAGGTCTGCGGAGTAACCGCGTAAAACAAAATGACAGTAGCAGTCTATTCAATCGCCCCATTGCTTCATGAGAAGCGTACGCTTGTCGGACAAGTCGATGGGGCGACTTCGGAAGAGGTGCGCGATAGGCTCGAGAAACTCGGAGCCTTAACGATCGTATCTGAGGACAAGCTGTACGTGACAATCCTCGGATACGATCATAATTTAGTCGAGCTTATTTCTAAGTTTCGACTAGCCGAATACGTACCGGCTAAAACCAAACGCTATATGCGAAGGAGCTAATCTCATGGCAAAGAAAGAAGTCATAACCGTCGAGAAGAACCTGGAAATCGTCTCTCTCAAGAAGCGCGCGATAGCTCTGCTTACGAAGTGGCAGAATCCGATCGTCAAGACCGCGGAGCAGTTCGAAGAAGCTGGAGTCGCCGTCAAGGATTTTGCTTACCTTCGCAAAGAGCTGAAAGCTCTCACCAAGCCCAAGATCGACGAAGCCAAGGCCGCGTACGACGCGGCGAAGAAGCTTCCGAAAGAGGTCGACGACATTCTCGAGCAAGGAGAAGCTTCCATCAGAACCGCTCTAGTGCGCTATGATGAGCTTCATCGAAAGGCGCAAGAAGTAAAGATCGAGAAAGCCCTCGAGAAGGGAAACGACGAGAAAGCAGCTGCGATCGCTGCCAAGCCCTACATCCCCGAGGTTCAGGGCCTAAGCTTCCGTGAGCTGTGGTCGGGAGAAGTCGTCGACTTCGGAGTCTTCCTCTCAGCCATTCTCGATGGTCGCATTCCTCAAGAAGCCGTCGAAGTCAACGCTTCCTGGCTCAATGCCCAAGCCCGAGCGAAAAAGAGCGAAGACCTCGGCATTCCCGGAGCCAGGGGCGTGAAAACGACGACTTCAGCCATGAGGAGCTGATTTCAGACAAAACTTGACACCGGAATGATTCATCGTCTATACTGAATCTAGCCATTCACGTCCGAAGCGAGTCAGTTGAGCTTTCAAGCTATGGCGTCGCCAATTCTTGAAACCTTCGGGCTCGCTTCATTTTTAGTTCCTTGTCGCGCCCTTCGCGGGCGCGTGGATTGAAACAAGGAGAGTCTATGTATGATGGAAAGCTAACCGAGGAAGAGTCTAATCAGATTGCTCTCTGGAATGAGAAAGGCCTAGACGTGTCGAACAACGCGCTAAAACACTTCATCCCTTCCTGGTTCGATAACATTCAATCGTTAATCAAAACCATCCCGCATCCTCAAGATGTCAGAGCCTTAGCCGAGATATTCTCTGGTCGCGAGTCTCTCGTCGTCCTCGGCTCAGGGCCGTCAGCTATGAAGATCGCTTGCGACCTTCCTGACGACGATCCGAAAATGCTTCTCATGTGTGGGCCCACGTGCGTAGGCAATCTCCTTGTTTACGATCGCCATCCAGACATCATCGTTGTAGCCGATTCGTCTCCGGATCAGATGAAAGCGATTAAGGAACTAGATATCGATTGGGAAAAACTCTCAGAATACAAAATAGCAATCTCAGTCACCGCGGATAAGTCGTGGTACGATGAAAAATCGCCCTTTAGATACGATCAGCTCTATTTCTATCTGCCTTATCTCGAATATGGAGGCTCACGCGACATCGCGTATAACGACATCCTTCACGCTCTCTTCCCTGAGATTCATCTTTACATCTCTCAAGCCGGCTGCGTAGCGAACGTCATGCTCGGAATCGCCGAAGTCTTGTGCGGTGAATCGTCGTCTAAGCGAGTATATCTCGGCGTCGACTGTTGCGGATGGCTTACGGAAGACCCGCTACTTCGAGCACCGAGTTCGAGAAAGCTCGAAGACGGAAGCTATATCCATACTTTCCTTCCGAGACAAGTTCAGCAAAATAAGGAGGAGAGCGAAGGTGCGATACGCATTCCAGCCTTCATCTTCGATCTTCAAACGAATCTCATCTCTCTCGGTTATGCGATTCAGATGTTATATATCGTTCATATTTCGACTCGAACGAAAGACCGAGAGAATCGCTTCGTCATGCTTCAAGAATCTTCGAAGCTCTACAAAACGCTCGCTCCAGGCGAGACTCCGCCTATCATGCACGCCTTCGAAGTCGGAATGAATACCATTCCGCTATCTTCCGACGAATGGGCATATAACATAATGCTTAAGCTTATCAATTTCTCAGTCGAATACTACAAACATCTCGAGATCATACAGGAGGACAAGAATGGCAAAGAAGAAGACGATCTGGAATCCTAAGTGGGAAAAGATGCCAGAGAACACGATCGGAGCGTGTTACAACGCTGATGGCATCGCTTGGGCATGGAGCGTGAAGCCGAAGATTGCCGGCAGCGCTAAACGGCCGACCGATCTTAAATGGCGAGGAGAGACCTACGGCGAAGGCTATACGATGATAGGCTCAGTCGTCATGCCTAGCTTCGCTAAAGACACCTGGAAAGACAGTTGGCAAGACAAACCGTAAGCCCCAAGCCTGAGCGCTCAGCTAGTGCTTCGGGCTTTCACTTTTATAATCTTTATCAATGCTGTGAAAGAAAAGCGTATATCAGATTCGGTCCTCCACGACTCGAAACTCTTTTCATCGCAACTCCTCTGCTCGCTGGAGGAGCCTTTCACGCAGGTAAAGCCGAATGGTATCGAACGCTTAAGGAGAAGCGAGCGATAGACTTAGTCAAGAGTGAAATCAAAGCTAGGAAGAAAGAGTTCGAGAGCCAAGAAGAGTATCTCCGAACGCTCGAGAGAACTCCAGCGATGCTTAGTTCTTGGATTCACGAGTGGGGCTTTAGCGATCAGAAATCGCTCTCCATCATCGATGTCGAACGGGCGATTCGCGTTCCCTTCCCTGGCCGTCCGTCGTGGCATTTCACGATGAGACTCGATATGATCGCTAGAGACAAGTATGAGAATGTTCTTATCTTTGAAACCAAGACTTCGTCTTGGTCAATCAAATCAACACTGATTAACATTCAATATGGCGATCAAGTAACCGGATACTGGTGGGGAGCGGAGAAGAAGTACCGCTGCCGAGTGACCGCGGTCGTTCCAGATATTACCTTTCTTTCGTCTAACACCGAAGACTCGCAGAGAGTGAAAAACTACCGCGGAGACTTCGTCTACCGAGAGCCAGCGGATATTGAGTTCTTCTCTCGCTCGATGTCTCAGAAAGCGCTCGAAATCACTCAGAAGATGAACGCTGTCTATCACGGGCACGATCCGGCGATCTTCTCAAGGAACGGTTACTATTGCAACGCATATAACCGTCCTTGTGAGTTTGCGGAAATATGCCGCAGCACGCTCGTCTCTGGCTCACGAGTGCCCAATGGATTTAGGCGAAGAACTGGGAAGTTCAAGATGTCAGAAATCATTGAACCAATCGATGATATCATCGCAGGAGGTTGAAGAAGTGATCGATAAAACTAATCCTATGACCTGGCTAGTCATGTTCTATACAATTCTATCCGCCCTCGCGGCGATAGTGCTCTTCATAGCTCTCATCGTAAAAGTATGGGACTTCATCAGAGACGTGATCTACTGGCAGAAGCAAAGGAATCCAAAATGAACATCCTCTGCCCAGAAGACATGAAACCATCGAATCTCGTTTCGATCGAAGTCGAACCGATGGAGTTTCCGATTCTCATTGGAATCTTCATGGCCTTTCGCGCTGGCTACTGCGACCGCGCTTCTCTCATCGAAGCCATTCACGCTTGGCAAGTGACTGAGGCGAAAAGGAGCTTACATGATGAAGTTCGAGCCTGAGCAGACATTAGAGTCGGCTATAGACTGTGCTCGCCGCGGCGCGAACCAGTACAACTGGGTGGTGCAGAAATTGCTTGAAGGCTACTTTCAAATGAAAGATAAAGCTGACCTTTGGGACAAGCACGCAAGCGGCGATGACCGAGCGGACTCAGACCCTCATGCTTGATCTTAACGACGTCATCGACGAATGCGAAACGATCGGTCCGAAGCTCAAAGAGCTTCTCATCGATTACGTTGAGATTAGAAGAAAATGCATAAGCTTATCCGGTCTTGCCAACTGGATGCTGAACGCCGGAATCGAGACCGGGAATAAGATGAGCCAAAATATATATAAAGACAAGCCTATATCTTCAAAGGACTATGTAGAATCTTTACTATACTATCGTTACAAGTAGGAAGTTTTATGAGTGAGAGTTTAGAAGTGGAAAATTATCTCAACTATGTCGAAGCTCTCGCTCGTATTTACAAACGACACATTCCAGATGTCATGGAACTAGATGAGCTTATATCTTACGGCTTCATCGGGCTTAAAGCCGCGATAGACAAGTATGATTCTAAATCTAACGCCTGCTTCAAAACCTATGCTCATCACAAGATCATGAGCGCGATGCGAGACGGCTTTCGCGCTTGGAATAAGCCCTATCACAATAGATCGAGAAACGTCAAACGAATCGACACCGTTCCTTATATCATCGCCGTTTCCAATCACGAGCTTCCCGACGCTGAGCTTGAACGATCGATTACGTGCGAAGCGATTAGGAAAGCGATGAAAGTTTTAGACGAAAGAGAGAAATCAATCATACTTGACTGCGATTTTCGATATATAAAACAAGACATCGTGGCTAAGAAATGGAACCTAACGATAAACGGAATCCAATACGTGAGAAGAAAAGCCTTCGCCAAGATGAGAATCGAGCTTGAAAGTTTGAAAACTTGTGAATAAAACTTGCGACACTATCGTCGCGTATGCTAGACTGATAAAAGGAGATGTGAATGGAAAAGTTTAAGCCGTTGTACGTCGTGCAGGAATGGAGCGCTCGATGCTATGCAAAATGCGTCGGATGTTTTCGGAGCTTCGTTGACGGTCCCTTCGATGGAGATATGGATAACGAGACATTCGAGAATGCCAATCGAAACATTCCCGAAGGAACGATGATCCTTCCACAGTTCCACGGCGATTCTATGAACCACAAGAACTTCGCTCACTTCATGCAGCGAATGAAGGAGCTTAAGCTTCGCGTATCCATTCCCGTTTCAGGCTTCGTCGGGAAGAGTCTCATTCCTTTGCTCGTCGAGCCCGATACCGCGTGCTACGTTTACATCGTCTCAATGGATGGGCTCTGTCTTCATTCCTATGCTATGAGACGCGGGCTCATCCCTCTCGAGCAAGCTCAAGAGTTCGTGCATACAGCTCTCGAGCTTCGAGGAGATCGGAAGACTCCTTGGATCGCCGTACGCTGGGTAGATAACGGGCAGAGCGAGATTGAGTTCGAGAAGTTCGTCAAGCTCTGGCTATTCAATACGAAAGTGGACTTCGTTCTTCGCTCAAGGTATTTCGAATACGGAAGCAAGTTCAACTCTCCAACCTACGTTGCGCTTCCGCAGAAATGCCACTCACTTCTCGAGGGAAATCCTGTCGTCCTTTTCAACGGAGACGTGCTTCTCTGCGAACGAACGCCAGACCGGAGCAAGTACGTTCTTGGAAACGTGAACAAGGATTCTTGGGAAACGATCATGGAACGAAGAAAAGAAATGACGAAAGGATATCCTGAAAACGAGCCATGCAAGCTCTGCTCTTCAGCCTACGTCCTTACCGGAACAAAGGGCATCGTTCAGTTCAGGCATGGAGATGATCGGAAAGTCTACGTGCATTCCGATCATTCGCAAACCTTCTATTCCCTCGATCCTCACTGGTCTGGGATAAATTGGGATCTCGAATGACGCATCTTAAAATAATCGAGCAGCCAAATAAGCAAGACTTCATCGATGTGGTAGAAAGCTTCATAGCGGTTTACGGTTATCAGTCGATAAAGTTTCAGCGAAACCTCTACTACGCTGGAATAGGAAGCTCAGCAGGAAGGACTCCCGGAAGCATAACGAGCATAGAAAACTCGAAGCTTGAAGAAAGCTATGTAGCGTTCATTATATGGACAGACGTTTCACCAACGACGAAGGCCCTAGACACTAGGTTCAGAGACTAAGAGGAGGAAACGATGGCAGTAGATAAGAAGCCAGCAGCTAAAGCCAAGCCGAAAGCTGAGCCAGTACGAAGATATACGCAAAGAATGAGCGAGCAAAGCTCGCCATTCGTGAGAGTTCTTTCGGTTGGGAAATCGAAAGTAGGCAAGACTCACTTCGCTCTTACCTTTCCCGACCCCGTCATCGCGAATGCTGACGCAGGCCTGTCTTCCGATGTTCCGGTGAACTGCCATGTCGACCCGTGCGTGTTTCCCTTTGTTCGCTGGTCCGAGGAGATGACAGAGGATGAGCTGTACGGCTGGAAAGACTTGCGCCAGCTAGCCCTAGAGCTGAAGTACCACAAGGGCAATATGTGGGAAGAGATCAAGTCTTTTGGATACGAACCGAAGACGTTCATCATCGACTCAGGCACGAGCTTCTGCGATCTGTTTTCTCATGAGATTACGAGCGAGGAGACTCACTCGGATAAGAACGGAAGCCACATGGAAACGCTACAGCTTCAGGATTACAATCTCATCATGCAGCGTTTCTTCTCTATCATCGACATCTGCAAGACGCTTCCGATGCACGTCGTCATGACCGCAGAGCTGGCGGATAAGCAAGACGATATGCAAAGGAGGTATCAGGCTCCGGCGATGGTAGGGCAGGCCCTCGGCGATAGGCTTCCGCACTTCTTCGACGAAATCTATTACCACTTTAGCGAGATGGGCAAGGACGGGAATGCTCGCTTCTACCTAACTCCGTGCCAGCTGCGAGGCATAGAGTTCGTCGGAAGCAGGAAGGGCATTCCGCTCGAAGCCTGCGAAGACCCAAGCTTCAAGAAGCTCGAGAAGTATTACGTCAGAAAATAGGGGGAGCCCTTAAAACTCAAGGAGAAAGCAATGGCACTAACGGACAAACAGGTAGGCAAGATTAAGAAGATTCTCGAGCCTACCGGGTTGGTCGACGCGGACAATCTCTTGACCGAGGCGAAGCTCGACCCGTCGATCAGGAATCTCAAAGTTGCCCGCAAAGCGATCAAGGGGCAATTGAAAATCGTGGATAAGGCTCTGCTTATCTGCGATATCGATCTGGCATTCGATGAGGCCAAGGCTCTCATCGAGAAAAAGGAGTAAGCACATGAAGGTAAAGGTTCCCGGCATCGACACGTCCACCGGCGTCAAGGCTCAAGACTTCACCCTTCCTAAGGGCGATTATGTCTTCGAAATCGGCGAGGTCATAGTCAAAGAGAGCGAGAACTCACCCTGTCTCGTTCACAGCTTCCCGATGATCGTCCTCGACGGGCCCGACGACGAGAAGACGGGCAAGACGACCCAAGGCAGGAAGTACATTCGCCGCGTCATCCAGCTCCTGCCCGAGCACCCGAGCTACAAGGAGAACGACACCAGGGCCGCGGACGAACTCGCCGACCTGTGCAAGGCCGCGAGCGTCGACTTCGACGACGACGGATACGAGACCGAGGACTTCGCCGGCATGAAGGTCAAGGCCAAGCTCGGCCTGCGCATGGGCAAGAACGCCGATGGCGATCCGCAGCCCGAGAACACCGTCCTCACGCAGAAGGACGAAGACGGCTCGGTGCATCTGTGGCTCGCCGACGATGGCGCGGTCAGCTCGCATAAGACGAGTTCGAAGGCAAGCCCGAAGAAGGCCTCGTCTTCGAAGAAGCGCTAAGCTATGCGTGTCTCCGAGATTAGTTACAAGCCGATCGAAGGAGGCACGCTTGGCGGGCACTTCGCCCTCCATATCCGACTCGGGGTTAGCGATGATCCCGAGTCGGTAGAGCTGTCCTCTAACGAGCTGGCTTCGAAGATTCACGACGCTTACGACAAGGTGAAGAGTGGCGAGACTCGGCTTCAAGCTGTGCTTATCGACTCGCTCCTCGTCACCGATGTCGACTCAAGCCAGATGATCGAGCTTCTAGCGACGTTACGCGACTGGAAGTTCTTCATCATTGCCTGGGTTGAAGATTACAAGCGAGCGCCGTGGTTCGAACTCGTGAACTATCTCACGGTGTTCATTCGCAAGTTTCACTGGCCTAACTTCAAGGTCACTGAGATTCGATATTCTCCAATCGAGCAGCCTTGGATAGAGCCTGAAATCTACCCAGTAAACGCGAATGCTCCCTGCTATATCGACGTGGTTTCAGTCACGACAAGGGAGCTGGTCGCATTTATCATGGGTGCTCATCATCCCTGGGGAGTTATTCGACACTTCCCGGTTGTTTCTTTTCCACTCAGGGAGAAAAAGTGACAACGTATCGAATCACAAGAACGAAAAGTAAATGCTCCGAATGCGCTCTCGCCGGGTATTGCACTAAGGTACGCGGCGAGAGCGCTAGTGATAAGCCTAAGCTAGCGCTCATCGGAGAAGCTCCAGGGAAGGATGAAGATGAGAAAGGTCGCCCCTTCGTAGGCTCCGCAGGCCAGGAGCTTGACCGGATGCTTGCCAAGGCCGGTATCCATCGTCACAATGTATATGTGCTCAATCTAATCAACTGCCGACCTCCGGAGAATGACCTTGATTCAAGCGAAGGAGTTGAAGCCCTAGAGATGTGTCGTCCTGGGCTTGAGCAAGAACTGCTTGAGCTTCATGCGAAGGGAGTGCGGACGTTAATTACGCTAGGAAATAAGCCTTCAAGCGCACTTGGAATTGAAGGTGCGATACATAAGATTCGAGGCTCGGTATATAAAGCGACGGTCGCGGGGAAAGACTTCTGGGTAGTCCCTACGTTTCATCCAAGCTACATCATTCGCGGACAGTGGTCAGAAGAGCCAACCTGTATCAATGATATTAATAAAGCAATCTCGATCGCAACCGAAGGATATACTCCTCCGAAAGAAGACTTTCTACTTTTCCCAACTGTTCGAGATATCGAAGCAAGGACGAAGGACATCCTCAAGCGAAAGCCCTTGCTTGGAGTAGACACGGAAACGACAGCTCTCACCTATTACGAAGCAGAAGTCTTTACTATGAGCTTAGCCTTGTCTTCCGAAGAAGCTTTCTCGATTCCATTCTACTCTCAAGGCTTCATCCCGTATTGGAAGAACGGAGACTTAATCCGAGTGAAAAACTGTCTTTACGAGATACTTGAGAAATGCCCTACGATGTATCAGAACGCTCCGTTCGACGTGAGCGTATTAGAATCCAATGGTTTTAAGATTGGAAGGATCGAACACGATGTACTGCTTATACATCACGCTATCCATCCGGAGCTGCCGCATAATCTTGGGTATATTGTATCCATCTATGGAGCCACGCCATTCTGGAAGGATGTTAAGCTCAAGTTTTCACGAATGTGCCAAACACCGGACATTGACCTTCGGACCTATAACTGTCGCGACTCAGTCGTTTTACATCAAGTCTTGAAACCGCTTCTTCAGGACTTGAAAGAAACTGGAACCGAGCATATTTACTACGACTATTCGCTCAAGCTCATTCGTCCTACGCTCGAGCTGACCTACAACGGGATGAAGCTAGATAGAGGAAGGCTTAACGCTTGGAAGAGAGAGCTTGAGCTTGAGCTAGCTACGCTTGAATCTCAGCTAAGAACGATCGGCAATCTTCCTGAATCTTTCAACCTTCAATCTCCGCATCACTTGAGCTATTGGTTCTACGGTGAAGGGCCGAAGAACCTTGAAGCTTGGATAAATGAGCTTTCAGAATATGACGTTGAGGGATCGAAGAAGAAAAAGAACACGAAGAAATATGCCGAGCTTAAAACTAAGGTCGACATTTACGATCAAGTAAGACCTCTACCTCGATCGAAGTCGATGGTAAAGAGAAACAAGACTGGTTACTCGAAGGATGAGAAAGCTTTGCTTCTCTCTCGTCTTGCTGCAAACACTGAGTACGAGTTGATTTCTAAGTTTCGAAAACCAACAGCGGAGCATAAGAAAAGGCTCGCCGATCTTGAGCTTCTCCGCTTGGCTTTAATGCTATTTCAGAAGAGACAGAAGACGGCAAAGATGCTCTCCACCTATACAGATTTCGACATCGGGCCAGACGGGAGAGTGCATCCACTGTTCAAGATTCACGGAACAGCCACTGGAAGGCTATCATCTGGAAACGATTAAGGAGGAAACGATGCGTAAGCTCTTGGTTATCGTTCTAGTTTCAATATTCCTCCAATCATTATGGGCGCAGCTCTCAGTCTCTAAAGGATTCACGTTTAATAATCAATTAAGATATGACGATGACGTTAAGTTCAATCACTCAATGAAACTGTTCCTTCTTTACAGCGAAGGATCAGTTGTGTCTGGAGTAGTTGGCGCATTGGTTGGAACATTAATAGGTGCGTATGCATATCCACATCTTACTAACATCATACATATAGGATCAAATCTTGACGTGAGCTTAACCACTGGGCGATCAATACCTGAGACAGGCCAAACTATATCTGATCCAAACATCCAAATTGAGTATGCTGCAATAGGATTGGGTCTATGGGGAGTAATCGTAGGCATTTACGAAATAGGATATCAGCATCACTGGTGGAAAAGAGTTGTAAGGAGGGAAAGGAAATGAAACATCAGTATTACGCTAAGCGAGAGCTATCCTTACTCGAAAGAATCAAGCGATTCTTTTCCGGTCCTCGCTTCATCGCGGTCGATCCTGAGTTTACTAAGAAACATCCATGCACGAATGTAGGGCAAGTCTTCGGCTTGCGAAGAACGATGGACGATCCAAGGGGGGGAATATGAACGAGCGTGATGATGGGCCGAATGCATTCCCCGTTTGGACTGTGGAGAGTGCCATGTCAGGGGGCATGTCCCTTCGCGACTACTTCGCCGGGCAGGCGCTCGCGGGAATGAGTGCGCATCCCAACATTGGAGAAGTTTCGTCCGAAAAACTGGCACACTGGGCTTACGACCAGGCCGACGCGATGCTCGCCGAAAGGAGAAAACCATGAGCGAGCATGATCGGGACACCGTGCTACGCGCTATTGTGTGGGGATGCTCTGCGGCCGGCAAGCGCGGAGAGGACTTGACGATATACTTCGAGGCTTTTTGTCTTGTATGGAGGCAGATATGACGCAAAAGCAGATCGACATCGCACGGGACAACCTTATCAACGCAAACCACTGGCTTAATGTTTTGCAGATAGACGACGCCGCGCTGAGGATCAACCAGGCCCTCGCCATCCTCAACCTCGAGGCCAGGCCCAAAGCGGAGAGCGGAGAGGATCGTTATTGGTGCTCCGAAGGATGCGGATTTGTCGAGCAAGATCACCGATGCGAGCAATGGTCGCAACTAGCGATAATTCCCAAAGGTGCGATCGCCGCACTCCTAGCCTCCCGCCAGCCGACCCCAGAGAAGGATGCGCGGGAGCTGGCGGAAAACATAATTCCGATGCCTTTCGTTGGAAGGTGGTCAGCCCAGAATTATACAGCGGCGATAACCGCCGCCGCCGCCGCGATAGAGCGCTACGCGCAAGCCCGCGCCGAATCCGCCGAGGCAGACTTGCATTTAGCTCGCCTCGAAATTGACGCACGGAAGCGGGAATGCCAAACAGTAACACGCAAGCGAAATGAAGCTGAGGGTCTGGTCAAGGGATTGCGGGCGGCGCTCGAGGCAATAGCTGCTAAAGAGCAACAGAAAGCTATCCACTACTATCAGGACTCATTCGGCGAGCTTATGAATGTAGACAAGCTGGAAGCCGGTGGCTTTAAGATGGGAAGCACGGAAAGACTTTTAAGACACACGCTGCGAGACTGCGGAGACATCGCCCGCGCCGCGCTGGCTAAGGCTAAGGGAGAGAAAGATTGAATTGGCAAAACCTTCCAAGCGAGGCAAAGAGCGTCTTCGTTCCTGAAGCGCTCTGTGCCTTCGTAGCTGGAGACTTCTCGAACCTTGAGCTTAGAGTCATGGCTTATGAGTTCGAGGATATTCCGCTGCAAAAAATGTTCGAACAAGGAAAGAACATTCATGATGAGAATACAAAAGTCATGTTTGGAATAGACGAGAAACATCCTAGTTGGAAAACTATCCGAAGAGCTGCAAAGGTCTTCGTCTTCGGCCGAAGCTATGGAGGAGGTATCCGTGGTATATACGAACGTGTATCAGCTGACGTTCCCGAGCTTAACTTTACTATGGCCCAATTCAGAACAGCCGATAGAAAATACTTCGAAGCCCATCCGGGTCTTGATCGAGGATTCAAGAAAGCTGCCTCGACTGCCAGAGATACGAGAACATGCGTCACGGCAACGGGAAGAAAGCGCTTCTTCTTAGGCACGAACGAAGAGATAGAGAGAGAAGGAATCAATACTCCCATTCAAGGCACAGCGGGAGATATCGAAAATGAAAGCTTAATCGAGCTGTATGACGAATGTAAAAAGCACGTAAACTGGAGACTCGTCGCCACCGTTCACGATTCTAATGTAATCGAATGCCCAATAGCTGACATCGACCTCTGCGCTAAGACGCTAAAAAGAATAATGGAAAAGCCTCGGCATCTGTGGAATAGAGATGTGATCTTTCCAGCTGACATAGAAGTGTCGCTAACCTCATGGGGAGAAATGAAAAGCTATGAAGAGTGGAAAGCTAGTAAGAACGCCAAAGCAAACGCGAGACCCCGAAGCTCCAATTCCATTCGATGAATTGGCAGCTGGAGATAAGTTCTGGTGTGACGACCCAGGTGATGAGGTCTTGCCGAAAGACAAAGGCTTCATCACTGATTGCGTCTTTCGCCATCGAGGCAAGGAAGTCACGACGCTTTTCACTATCTGGTCGACGCTTTTCGTTCTCTCTTCCGCAGTCAAGCGCGAAGCGTGGGTAAGGTTTGGGCCGAAAAAGCTATGGTCAAACTTCTACTGTGTCCTTGTCGGCCCTGCGGGCATCGCGCATAAGACCGAGGCTATCAACGACGCGACGACGCTTCTTACTACGTTTCAGAAGCTTATCGAAGACCCTAATATGAGGTTAATAAAATATATAAATGTCGTCGCAGACAAGGCTACTCCGGAAGGGCTCATCGATGCACTCAATCCTAAGTATAAGGAACCTCGAGGAAGCAAAGGCTTCTTCTTTAGAGATAAAAATAACGAGCCAATAATCAATCCGAAGACAGGAAGAAAACTCTGGTACTCGAAAACTGCTGAAGCCGCTATCATCGCGCACGAGTTCGCTACGTTCGCTGGAATGCAGAAGTACAACGTAGGCTTGTCTGATAACCTTCTTGCCTTCTACGATTGCGATCAGCCATTTACCTATCGTAAAGCTAAAGAAGTAATGATACTAAAGAATCTACATACGACGATGCTCGCTGGAACGACGCTTCAAGGTTTTCGCGCATCTATCGGCGAAGGAATGAGAAGCGACGGCTTCCTCTCTCGCACAGTCTTAGTCTACTGTCCCACTCGCTGCGGGAGAAGGTTCTCAAGACCAAGGATAGTCGACGGCTCGCCAGATAACGATGAGCTAGCGAAGAGACTAGCTTGGATAGCTCAAGTAACAGTTGGAGAGTACGACCTTTCTCCCGAAGCCGATAAGTTCTATGACAAGTGGTATAATAAATGGGCAGACGAGCTGGAAGAAGACACTCAATATCAAGGCATGAAAAGTCGATTTACGGTGCTAGTTCTTAAGATTGCGTTTCTACTTCGAATACAGAGATACGATTCAAGAGATAAGATAATAAGCCTTCAGGATGTAAAATCAGCTCTCATGTTAATTAAGAAGACATGGTTTGAATCTCTTCCAATGGTGCGAGGATTCGAGCAGGATGTGAAACCATTCATCGGAAGGCTTGAGGAATACGTTCGCTCTCATCCCGACATCACTCGAATGACGCTTCTACGACAAGGAAAGTTCACCGCCGCCGAGCTTAGAGAGGGATTGACGCTTCTTAGCGAAGAAGGAAAGATAGAAATATACTTGAGCCAAACCTTGCGAACATATCCAAGTTCGAACACGAAAGAGATATATAAATGGTGCGGCGAGAGATGGCTGGGCGCGAAGGCAGAAGGAGAAATCTGATGAGCGATGAGTACGACAGGCACGAACTGAAGACGGTACGACATGGGTTGAAGATCGAGAAAGTAATCGCAGCCTATCAGCATTTCGGAAGTCTTCGCAAAGCTGCGAAGGCGTGCGGTATTTCCAAAGATACCGTGGTGACTATCCTTAAACGCTCAGGAGTAGCTCAAACTCACATGGCAGTTCTTCCCGATAAGGCCTCGTACAATCCCTTAAGTATCTACTCAAAGTTCGCCGTTTGGCACAAGGATCACGCGCATGACAAGAATCTACCTAGTAGCATTCAGGGCTTGGCTAAGCTCGCAGGCGTGAGCTGCGACACGGTGAAGTGCTACTTCTATCGGAGAAGAAAGATTGTTTCTGATATGCTAAAGACCTTGCCCGACCTTCGTAAGCTCGAGCTTACACTCATCGACATCGAAGGGAACGAGTTCAATTCCAAAAGACTGCTCGAGTATAAATACGAGATTGATCGGTACTCCGAGAGAGCGAACGTCCGTGGAACGGTCGAGTTTCTTGATCCAGCCTACGAGGTGATCGTACCTATAGCTTCGGTCGAGCAGTTCGTTCGAAGAGTGAAAGCGATCGCTACTTCTTCACGGGTATCGTCAAGCCGCAAAGGAAAGCCTTCCAGTAGTCGTCCCTCTCGAGCGCCAAAGCCATCTGATGAGCATAATGCAACTGCAATGTCCCAGGGATCGACCCAGGAAGGTGTTCAGGATTCCCGAGACTAAGGTTTCCTTGAAGCTTACCTTGAGACTCATCGAAGTAGAAAGGAAGATAGGCTTTCTCTATCGTCTCGCGAGCGTTCGAGTTCGTCGTTCCGCTTCCGGCTGAGCGAGCGAGGTCGATCGCTTCGGAGAACTGCGGACCACCACCAAAGAGAGCACTATACCCCGGGGAGAAGTCCTTACCGTCTATGCCTATGGCTTCCATGCCTTTCTTAAGCGCGAGTCCTAAGCCTACGTATCTTCCGATGAAGAGGGCTTTATTCGCAATGCCTTGCGAAGCTTGCCAGCCTCGGAAAATGTTCTCCCTCGACATCGTAGTAAAGGTTGAGAGACGACCGAAGAGGTATCCCGGAAGCGAGGCGGTATAGAAATGAGGCTGCTGGAATCGAGCGAAGTTCGGGTTAGTCTGGTTCGAGAGTTCTTGAGCAAAGAGCTTCTTCGCTTGGGCTAGCTCTTCACTCTTGCCGGATAAAGCTAGCTCTGCGATCTGATCGGCCAGCTCCGGCTTCCCTGCGGAAATCTGCCTAAGCTCGGTGAAGTCCTTGAACTTCTCAATCGCGCCTTTCGGAGTGTTTCGAGAAATCCTTTCGAACGCGCCACGATTCCATGTGTCCACGCCTTCCTGAAGAAGGTTCTCCGCGGCCACGCATGAGACAGCTCGAGCGATATCATCCGCCGCATATATCCCGTTCATTCCCGCTCGCGTGAGCTTAGAGAGTCGACTCTGACCTAGGTCCGCGGCAGCAGGAGTATCACGTAGAAGCAAACCTTGCTTGCGAAGCCTGAGCATCAGCTCCTCTCTGCCTTCGCCTAAGACTTGCTTGAGCGCCGCGTTCGTAGGCTCGAATCCTATCCGACATCCTAGCGTCTGCTCCACTTGAATGATATTTCTCGCTGCGAGCCAAGGGCGGAAAGCTACCTTTCCCAAGTACGTGAGATTGATCCAGCCTTGAAGAAGCTTTGCGCTTCCTCCTGGAGTGTCTTTGATAAACTTATTGACTCCAGGCATCTTAGATAGCGCTGCATGAAAGGAGTCAAGCATCGATTGAGCTTCCTGAAATCCTTGCATCTTATGCCCGTTCGCCATCGATTGAATGTCATACAACGTGTGCTCGATTACGTCAGAGGGAATGTTACCTCCGTTCCTTCTGAAGTAATCAAGAGTATCCTGAATAGGCTGACGAAGGAAGAACTCCTTATTCCCTTGAGTGACATACCTATTGAGAATAGCTAACGGGTCAGACTCCATCGAAGCGTCGAGAAGCGCTTCTGCTCTCTCGTGATGAAAGAACGCTCGTAGCGGCTTTGGAGCATTCTCGAGTCCATGATAGGTATTGCCAAGAACATCATCGGCATCGATCGCCCAAGTGGCAATGTTCGGATCAGCAAGAATGCTGGCTCGAATGTGAGACATATATCCCTTGATATATGTCGAAGGGTCGACGCCGAATCTCTTAGCGTATTCCTTAAACAAGTCTTTCACTCGCTGCATAACGCTTTCTTCATGCGTAGACAGCTCGCCGAACTTGGCTTTCGTCTCAGGTAAAGACTCAGGAATGCCTTCAGCTTCAATGTACGCTGCGATCGCTTGTCTGCGATCAACCTTCATCTCTCGCCCTTTCTCATCGGTGAAGATAGCTTCATGAAGCCGAATATCATCGTCTAGCTGTTGATACATCGCTTGGGCTTGACGGCTAGACATATCTCGCAGCTTTCCAAGTTCCGTGAGTTTCAGCTCTCGATTAACCGTTGTTTCAGTATATCGATCGTAGCTTCCGAAATGCTCTCTTCCCTGTCCGAGTAGACTCATCTTACCCAAGCCTCGAGAAGTGACGCTTGGCTTCTCATCGAGAATGCTCGCATCCCAGCGAACGGCAGTCTCGCCGAAGTCTCCCGTCTTCCACTCTCGCATCATGTCTCGATCGACTAGCTCAATCGCTTGTTTCACCGCTTCATCCGCTTGAGGATCGAGAGCAGAAAGAATCTCCCTCGCCCCTGGAGTGTCTGGATAGCTTTTCAAGATCGTCTGCACTTCGCTCGCGTTCTTGGCGTTTAAGACTTTCTCTCCATCGCCGAGAATATACCCTCCGGTGTTATAATCGTGATAGATCGAGATTCCCTTTCGGTTGGCTGCACTCTTGAGCGCTGACATCGAATTGAAATCAGTCTCGAGGAAAGCCTTCGCTTCACTTACTGTATTGAAATACCTAGTAACTCCTAAGCCTGGGACATCCACTCGAACATAGTCATCAGCGACCTTATAGATATCTCCAGCATGGAGCTTGGCAACACCAACCATCTTCGCAAGCTCGTCAGGATTCTCGAACTTATCTAAAGCTTGCGCCACCTCTTGCCTCGAAGCTACGACCTTGTTTCCATCGAACGTGACCCTCGTCGTGCCTGGAGTGATATCGATGTCTCTCGGTGCGAGCCTATTGGAAATGGTCGAAGGCTTATAATCAATAGTCTTGATTACGTCTTGAATCGAATCCCCGTGAATGGGATGGGCGAGCCCAGGCCCTCCGAGCGTATATCCAACCTTCTTATCTCCTGAGAGACGATAGCCCTGACGATAGAGATCGCCTTTAAGAAAGCTCTCGCTTAAGCTCGACATGAGCATAGCGTCTCGAGCCTCGGCGAGCGTGTCGAAGGTTCCAATAGTCTTATACGCCTTGTCTTGAAGCGAGTAGCCTCCGTCAGTATTTCGAATAAGATCAACACCTGAGAACTCGCTCTTAGCCACCGACTGAAGCCACGCATGGTTCGCGCTTTCGCTCTCGAATGGAAGCGTGAACTTCGACGGAGCGCTGTTGATCGCCTTCGTTCGAGCTATCTTAGCGAGCTTGTCTATCTTCCCCGTACCTAGGTCGTCCATTCCTTTAAGAAGCTTCGTGACAAAGGTCTTCTGATCCTGGAAGCTTGCGATGTTATCGGGAATCTTCACCGTCAATGAGCCGTCAGGATTTTTCACAATCCCGCTATCTTCGAGAAGACCGCGCTGAATCGAGATATCCGTATGCGCGACTCCCTTAGCGTCTACGATCTGAGTGACGAAGTTCTTCACATCCGGGTCTTTCAGCTCTCCCTTAAACTTCGACATAGCTACATTTGCAAGCGTCGTAGGGCTCGCTGCGAGAGAGTCTTTTCCGAGGACCGTAGCGATCTTTGCTTGAATCGAAACCTTCGTACCCAAGGGCCCTGAAGCCATGAGTCTCGCTTTCGTACTAGGAAGAAGCTTTCCTGTAGCTGAATCGAATTGATCCGTAATCCACTTCATCCTTGAAGGGAAGAACGATTGAATCGTCCCAGTATCCGGATCGAATATGCCATCGTATCCATTCTGAACGAGATAGTGCGCCCGAGCAGTATCTGCTGTCCAGCCAGAGTTGGCAGCGACAGCCTTGTCGGCGAAAGCTTGCGCGGCGGTGAGAGCTTCAGGCGTCGCCGGATTCGAGATGATCGCGAGCGCATTCGCGTTCTCAGGGCTAGTCGGAACGAGCGTCAACGGAGCGCCGTCGGTTAAGAAGCTCTCGTTCGCTGCGATCTTTCTAACCATCTGTGGAGTCTCATCGAGCTTGACATGAAAGGCATTCCCTCCGTTTCCGATCGCCGCGTACGCTGCGTCTTGAGCCTCGGTTGGTGAGAGATATCCTCGAAGCTTAGGTCTGATGAAACCTTTGCTTACCTCTTCAGGAAATGGATCGTAGGTCTTTGAATTAAGCTGCTGAAGCTTGCCCTGAAGAACCAAGTCCTTACTCAAGGTCATGCTATCAGCTTTGTTCACCGCAGTAAGCCCGTCGTATCTCATCGCTGCCTTATCCGCTAGCTTCGACTGAAGCTCGCCCAAGCTTGAAGCCTCGTCAACCATCTGGAACTTTGGCATCTTCTCAGCAGCCCCAGGAACAGCCTTCATTTCCCAGATGGTGAATCCACTGGTAGTTGGATTCTTCCAGTCTTTCGGAGCGAAGACCACATCGGGAAGATCGGGAGAAGCGACAGCTAACTTATCAAGCGGGCGCAGATCGATCGTAGAGAAATCTCCAACCGCAGCATTCGCTCGGAAGTTCCGCAGCCACGCAGTATCCTTAACATACGGATTAAGG